GCAAATGATGTCGTAGAAAATATACTTCGCAAACTTACAGAAAATGAATATAAAGAAGATCAACAAGAATTAGTTGATAATATTATTGAAGAAGTGGAAGAGGGGGTAAAGGGTATTAATGATATTGTTAGAAATATCATTAACCCAGAACCTCAACAAGATACTAAAAAATATATCAAAGAAGGATTATTAAATATTCCCTCCAATGAGAAAAATTCAGATCCTCTTACTCCACTTAATCAAAATTTTGTAACTTTAGATCAGCTTCAACAGCATTATAAGTTATTCATCAATCGCATTCAACAACAACTTTCCACATTAGGTGGCGGTGGGGAAACGAGATTAAGATACTTGGATGATGTTGTAGGTGTTGCAACAAATTCAAGTTTTTATGATGACAAATTTCTTCAATGGAACTCAACTACAAATGAAGCTGAGTTTGTAACTATTAATTCAGGAAATATTGTTGGTATTGTTACAGGATATTATGGAAGTTTTTATGATACCACAACACAAAATGCAGTAGGCATCAATACATATCAACCATTTACAATCAATACGACTGATATATCAAATCAAGTATCTATCGCAAATAGTTCTCATATTGTCATTGCAAACTCTGGAATATATAATATTCAATTTTCTTTACAAATTGATAAGTCACAAGGTTCTCTAGCACACGTTTATATTTGGTTGAAAAAAAATGGAGTAGATGTTCCAAATAGTGCAGGAGAAATTGCAGTTCAAGGAACAGCAGCAGAAGCAATTGCTGCTTGGAATTATGTAGTATCTGCTTCTGCGAATGATTATTATGAACTTATGTGGAGTTCTACTGATATTCACGTTGAAATCAAAGCAAGGAACGCAAGTGGAGTTGTTCCTGCTATTCCATCAATTATTCTTACAGTAGTCTCTGTATAATAATGCTATAATTGCAAATTTATAAATAACTAATAAATGTATTATACGAATAATGACACATAGACCAGTTGGATCTGGAGTTTCTTTTGCCACATCCACAACATCAGCAAAATCAGCAGCGTTCTCTGGGAGAAGCAATACTCTCAGAATAGTTGCAACTGGCGCAAATGCGTTTGTAGCAATTGGAACTGAGCCAACTGCAACTCTTAGCGATTATTGTGTTCCAGCTGGAACTTCTGCAACTCTTGCAATTGATAATGGTTCTGCAAGAGTTTCTGGTGTGACTACTGGGGCAACCACAACTTATATCGATTTTCCAGAAGGCCAAGCATCACCTTTTGGCATTGGAGATTATGTAAGCCTGACTGCATCTCAGCAAACTTATTATAATTTTGTTCATGGGCCTGTAACTGAAGTATTCAATACTTCAAATCAGAGTGGTTATTTTTCAACAAGAATTGGAATTGCAATTACTACTTCAGGAATTGCTACAGCATTTAGTGATCCAGATGCAATTTTGAGAAACTCCATTAAAGTTGCAGCCATTACCGATACTGGTGCTGGAATCCTTTATACACAACAAGTTCAAATTACAGGTCAAGCATAATGAAACTCATCAGGGAAGAAATCGAATCAGTAGAGTTTATCGTTGAAGAGCGCAACGGTAAAAAGTCACTGTATATTGAAGGCGTTTTCCTTCAAGGGGATATCAAGAACCGCAATGGTCGTATGTATCCTATGGAAACTCTTCGTCGTGAAGTTGCTCGTTATAACGAAAACCATGTTATGGCTGGAAGAGCACTTGGAGAACTCGGTCACCCAGATGGTCCTACTGTAAATCTTGATAGAGTTTCGCATAAAATTACTTCTCTTCGTGAAAGTGGTTCTAACTTCATTGGTAAGGCTAAAATCCTGAATACACCAATGGGAAAAATTGCAGAATCGCTGATTTCTGAAGGTGTTAAGTTAGGTGTTTCTTCTCGTGGTGTTGGTTCTCTTCGCGTTAGTCGTGAAGGAATCAATGTTGTTGGAGAAGACTTTATGCTTGCAACCGCTGCAGATATCGTAGCGGATCCTTCTGCTCCTGATGCATTTGTATCTGGAATTATGGAAGGTAAAGAATGGGTTTGGGATGGCGGCATTCTTCGTGAAAAGTATGCTGTAAAGACCTACAAGAGAATTAATACTCTTGTTGATCAAAAGAAATTGGATGAGCAGAAACTGAATCTGTTCAACGATTTCTTAAATAATCTGTAATTTGTCAAATTATAAATAAATATAGTTTATAACCAAAGGTTAAACGGAGAGTTCAAATGTCTCGTGGCAAACAATTACAAGAAATGGAAGTAGGCACTACACAATCCAAAACTGCCGTAAATGCAAATGCTAAGGCAGCGGAATCGATGCCTCATATGGCAGATCCAGGTACACAACTTGGACATGTAGAAGATCTTGGTGGTCCAGATCCTTCTAACTATCGCCCCGATGATGATTCAGCAAAGCTGAAGACTCCTGGTGCAACTCTGAAGCAAGTCAGAGATGTTGTCAATAAGGGTGCTAAGTCTGCCGATCCTATGAAAGGTATGAAGGAAGAAGTTGAAGAGGATGAAGAAGAACTCTTAGAAGCTAAGCACGAAGAAGAAAAGAAAGAAAGCAAAAAAGAAGAGGAAGAAGAGGAAGAGGAAGAAGAGATGGAAGAGTCATTCCAAATCGAAGATGATGTAAATGCACTCCTCGGTGGAGAAGAACTCTCCGAAGGTTTCAAAGAAAAAGCAAAGACCATCTTTGAAGCTGCTCTGAAGTCTAAGGTTGCTGAAATTAAAGAAGCAATCGAAGCTCAATATGAGCAAAAACTTGTAGAAGAAGTAGAAGTTATCAAAGAAGCACTCGCTGAGCGTGTCGATGCTTATCTCGAATACGTTTCAGAAGAGTGGTTCGTAGAAAACGAACTCGCAATTGAGCACGGTCTTAAGACCGAAATGACCGAATCATTCCTCCAAGGAATGAGAGGACTTTTTGAAGATCATTATGTTTCAATCCCTGAAGATAAATATGATGTTTTAGAGAGCATGGTAGAAAAACTTGATGAAATGGAGACAAAACTCAACGAGCAAATTGAGAAAAACGTTTCCCTTAACAAGCGTCTCGCAGAGTCGGTTGCTGATGGGATTTTAGATCAAGTTTCTGAGGGACTTGCTGTTACTCAGAAAGAAAAGCTCGCTTCACTTGCCGAAAGTGTTGAGTTTGAAAGTGAGGAAGAATATCGTGAAAAACTGGAGATGCTGAAGGAATCATATTTCCCAGCGAATAAAACTCCAAAGGCACACACTGAAACTCTCTCTGAGGGTGTAGACCAGTCACCTGAATCCGTTTCAGGTCCAATGGCTGCATATCTGAGAACGCTTCAAGCAGTTGCTAAAAACTGAATTTAAGATTAATCAAACGCAAACATTCACAAAGGTACACGCAAATGTTCAACGCAGAACATCTGCAGGAAAAGTGGGCACCACTCCTCAACTATGAGGGTCTTGATCAAATCAAAGATTCCCATCGTAGAGCGGTAACCGCCGTCCTGTTAGAAAACCAAGAAAAATTCCTCCGTGAGGAAGCATCATTCTCCTCAGGCATGAGCCTGATGGAATCACCAACCAACTCAACCGGTACTGGTGGTTTCACTGGTGGATCTGCTGCTGCTGGTCCTACCGCTGGTTTCGACCCAGTTCTGATCTCGCTGATCCGTCGTTCAATGCCAAATCTGGTCGCTTATGACCTGGCTGGCGTTCAACCAATGAGCGGTCCTACTGGACTCATCTTCGCAATGCGTTCCCGCTACAACAACCAGAGTGGAACTGAGAGCTTCTTCAACGAAGTTGATACCGCATTCTCTGGTCAAGATGCTGGATTCGATGTTACTGGTGGTTTCGCTGATGCTGCTGCTGGTATCGGTACAACTACTCAGGGTGGCACCAACCCTTCAATCCTGAACCCTGTTGGTACTGCAACCTCAACCGCGTACAACGTAGGTTCGGGTATGCCAACTGGCGATGCTGAGAATCTGGATAGCGGAAGCAACGCTTTCAACCAGATGGCATTCTCGATCGAGAAAGTCACTGTAACTGCTAAGTCACGCGCACTGAAGGCTGAGTACTCACTCGAGCTCGCTCAAGACCTCAAGGCAATCCACGGTCTGAATGCTGAGGCTGAATTAGCAAACATTCTCTCAACCGAGATTCTTGCTGAAATCAACCGCGAAGTTATCAGAACCATCTACAAGATTGCTGAGCAAGGTGCTGTAGAAAACACCGCTACCGCTGGTGTATTCGACCTCGACATCGACTCCAACGGTCGTTGGTCCGTTGAAAAGTTCAAGGGTCTTCTGTTCCAAATCGAAAGAGATGCAAACAGAATCGCTCAGAGAACTCGTCGCGGCAAGGGCAACATCATCATGTGCTCTGCTGACGTTGCTTCAGCACTGACCATGGCTGGTGTTCTCGATTACACCCCTGCACTCAACGCTAACCTGAACGTTGATGATACCGGCAACACCTTCGCTGGTACAATCCAAGGTAAGTATCGCGTATATATCGACCCATATTCGGCAAACCTGGCTGCTGATAACAGCGGTCTGGCACAAGGATCCAACCAGTACTACGTTGTTGGTTATAAGGGTTCTTCGCCTTATGATGCAGGTCTCTTCTATTGCCCATATGTTCCTCTCCAAATGGTTCGTGCCGTTGGTGAGAACTCCTTCCAGCCAAAAATCGGCTTCAAGACCCGTTACGGTATTGTTGCCAACCCATTCGCTGAAGGTACAAACCAGGGTCTCGGAAGACTGCGTGTTAACAGCAACCGCTACTATCGTCGCGTTGCAGTTAAGAACCTCATGTGATCCATTTCACAAAGGTTATACTGGGGACCCGAAAGGGTCCCTTTTTTATTCTAAATAGAAATAAAAATGGCTACTGGAAACGCATTTTCTACGCAGATACAAAATAGAAATTTTTTATCTCCCGTAGGTTTTAAGTTTACATTAAATAGATCACCTAAGGTTGCATTTTTTTCAAACTCTGCAAACATTCCTGGTCTCAATTTAGGGATTGCGGTGCAACCATCATATCTCAAGAACATTGATACTCCTGGCGATAAGATTGAGTTTGATGATTTAACGCTCAGGTTTTTAGTTGATGAAAATCTTGAAAATTATATGGAGATTCAGAATTGGATTCGTGGACTTGGATTTCCAGAAAGTCTACAAGAAATCTATGCCTTACAGAATCAACAGGAATATGTTGACACAAGTGATACAAAGTTAATGAACATCTATTCAGATGGAACTCTTCACGTATTGACAAGTTCAAGTAAACCAAATTTCAAATTAAAATTTAAAGATCTTTGGCCATATTCAATATCTAATTTACAGTTTGATGCAACTGACACTGATATTGAATATTTGACTGCGGAGGTAACTTTCAAGTATACTGTATATGATATAACTGATATGAATGGAAATAAACTATGAGTTTTGACCTTGACACTATACAAAGAATGTGGGAGGAAGATTCAAAGATTGATGTGGATAATCTTCATACAGAATCTTTAAACATCCCAACACTCCATGCAAAATATTTTGAACTTTATAATAACATTTTACTTTTAAGAAAAAAAGCAGAACAGCAAAAGAGAAATATTCGTCATGAAAGATATGAGTATTATTCTGGTAAAGCAGATCCAGAAGTTTATATTGATAGTCCGTTCCCTAAAAAAATTCGAGATAAAGAAACGATGCAGAAGTATCTCGATGCAGATCAAAAACTATCTCAAGTTTGTTTGAAGATTGATTATTATGAAACAATGCTTGTTTATATTGAAAGTATTCTGAAGCAAGTTGGAAATCGAACGTATCAAATTAAGAATGCAATTGAATTCATAAGATTCCAATCTGGACTGGGTTAATAAATATTAATAAGATGAATGGAAAGATGTGATTCATACGAGCGCAGCTAATCTTGTTATATCTAAATCTAATGAAGTCTTTTTAAAGATTCAAACTGAACCTCATATAGAATATGAGTTAAGGGATCATTTTAAATTCGACGTTCCTAATGCAAAGTTCATGCCACAGTATCGTGGCAGAAATTGGAATGGAGAAATTCATCTGTTTGATATGAGATCCAAACAAATCTATGTGGGTCTTTTAGATAAGATTGTATCTTTCTGCGAGCAATACGGATACACTTATCGTTTTGAAGATAATAAATTTTACGGGTTTCCATTTGAAGTTAACGAACTGATATCATATGAAGGCGTAAAAGATTATATGAATTCTATATGCTCACATACTCCTCGGGATTATCAAATTGAGGGAGTATATGATGCCCTACGACATAATCGAAAGTTGCTGATAAGTCCCACTGCGTCAGGTAAATCGCTGATGATTTACGCCCTCGTGCGCTACTATATGGATAGGAACGAAAAAATTCTTGTAGTCGTTCCAACGACCAGTCTTGTAAGTCAACTATACGGGGACTTTCATGATTATGGGATGGATGTTGAGTCATGCTGTCACCAAATATACGCAGGAAAAGAAAAAACTAACGAACATCCAATTACAATTACTACTTGGCAATCAATTTATAAATTGGATCGATCATTCTTTGAAGATTACAATGTAATCATTGGAGATGAAGCTCATCTCTTTAAGAGTAAGTCATTAATATCTATAATGACAAAATTACACCATGCAAAATATCGCTTTGGTTTTACTGGAACATTGGATGGAACTCAAACTCACAAGTGGGTTTTGGAAGGATTGTTTGGTCCATCATATAAGGTAACTAAAACTGAAGAGTTGATGAGACAAGGACATCTTTCTCAACTCAATATTCGCTGTTTAGTCTTGAAACATCCTCCACAAAAATTTGAAACTTATGAGGATGAAATTCAGTATTTAATATCACATGAACAAAGAAACAAATTTATTAAGAACCTTGCACTAGATCTAAAAGGAAACACACTTGTTCTTTTTGCAAGAGTTGAAGCCCACGGAGCAGTACTCTACGAAAAGATAAATAATGATAAGGGTGACGACCGCAAGGTATTTTTTGTACATGGTGGAGTTGATACTGAAGAAAGAGAGTTAGTTCGAGAAATTACTGAAAGGGAAAACAACGCTATTATCGTTGCCTCTTATGGAACTTTTTCTACTGGTATTAATATTAAAAGACTCCACAATGTTATCTTCGCTTCACCCAGTAAATCGAGAATTAGAAATTTACAATCGATTGGAAGAGTACTTAGAAAAGGAAAAAATAAATCTGAAGCAGTACTCTACGACATCTCTGACGATTGTACATATAAATCAAGAAAAAACTATACTTTAAATCATTTTATTGAAAGAGTAAAAATCTACAATGAAGAAAATTTTAACTATGATATAATCACAATTAAATTAAAGGTATGATCGAAGACGATTTTTATGCAACACTCAAATTAAAAACAGGAGAAGAAATCTTCGCTAAGGTAGCAGCTACCGAAGAGGAAGACAGAACACTTCTTTTAGTATCAAATCCCATTATCATTTCTGAAATTAAAGGAAGAATGGGAATCATGGGATACAAACTAGAACCATGGTTAAAAACAACCACTGAAGACATGTTCATTCTGAACATGGATGATATCCTTACAATGAGTGAATCTTCCGATATTGAAATGATCACTCTCTACCAGTCTTACATTAGACAATCTGAAAAGGTAAAGACAAAGCAAACAAAACTGAACAGAAACATGGGTTATATTTCTAACATCAATGATGCTAAAGAGATCTTAGAGAAGTTATTTAAAGATAGCTAAGCCTCATCTTTAACCCGGACAAAGGTATTCTACATATATTTCTGCTACTTGTCAAGCATTTGTAAAAATGCTATAATTCATACATATTATGAGTTACCCTAATGATAACTACAGCAATTATGACCAAAAGAAAAAGGTCAGAACATTACGTTAATAATAAGGAGTTTCTTGCAGCTCTAATTAAGTATCGTGAAGATAAAGAAATTGCACTGATTCGAGGAAAACCAAAACCTCCTATTCCAAATTATATTGGAGAATGCTTTTTAAAGATTGCAACACATTTATCATTTAAACCAAATTTTGTCAACTACATGTTTAAGGATGACATGATTTGTGATGGCATTGAAAATTGTGTTCAATATATTCATAACTTTGATCCACAGAAATCTCAAAACCCTTTTGCATACTTTACTCAGATTATTCACTACGCTTTTTTGAGGAGAATTCAAAAGGAAAAGAAGCAACTAGAAATTAAAAATAAAATTCTGGAAAGCAGTGGATTTGATGAAGTTTTTGAAGACGGTGGTGTTGACGGATCAAACTACTCCGACTATAATTCTATTAAGGATGCCGTGTATTCTAAACTTAGATACTGAATGAAAGTCGCAATCATTACGGACCAGCATTTTGGAGCAAGGAAAAACTCTAAGCTTTTCCATGACTTTTTTCTGGAGTTCTATAACAACATATTTTTCCCAACTTTAGAGCAGGAAGGTATTACCACAGTTGTAGATATGGGTGATACCTTTGATAGTCGTAAAGGTATTGATTTTTCTGCTCTTGCATGGGCTAAAAATAATTACTACGATCGCCTTAAGGATCTTGGATGTACGGTTCACACGATTGTTGGCAATCATACAACGTATTACAAAAATACAAACAATCTTAATTCTGTCGATCTTCTCTTAAGAGAATATGACAATGTAAAAGTTTATTCTGAAGCAACCGAAGTTGAGTTAGATAAATTAAAACTTTTGTTTATACCTTGGATCAATCAAGAAAATGAAGAAATTACTCTCAAACGTATTCAAAATACAACTTGCTCGTGTGCGATGGGGCACCTTGAACTCCAAGGATTTAGAGTTAATAACCAAATCGTCATGGAGCATGGTTTGGAAAGCAAGTTATTTGAGAAGTTCACCCATGTGTTCTCGGGCCACTATCACACTCGATCGACTGATGGAAGAATCTTCTACTTAGGAAATCCATATGAATTGTATTGGAATGATGTAAACGATCCTCGTGGATTTCATATTTTTGATACTGATACTTTGGAGTTGACTCCTATCAATAATCCGTATAGAATGTTTTATAACATCTACTATGAGGACACTCCACACCAAACATTTGATACAAGAGAATATGAAAATAAGATCGTTAAAGTTATCGTAAGAAAAAAATCAGACATTAAAAAGTTTGAAAAATTTATTGATAAACTTTATTCTGCAAATGTTTCTGAATTAAAGGTAGTTGAAAACTTTGATTTTACTGGTTGGTATGGTAAAGAAGATCTAGCAGATTTTGAATCCGAAGATACTCTTTCTATCTTAAATAGATATGTTGAGGAAGCAGAAGTAGATTTAAACAAATCGACAGTTCAAAAACTTCTTCAAGAAATCTATCAAGAAGCCTGCGAGTTGGTTTAATGTTTATTATTACCATAGAAGGAAAAGAACACAAAGGAGCATATTCGGTTGTAGATGATGATGGAGATTCTATTCTCTATTTGTTCGAAGAAGAAGACGATGCATGTAGATTTGCGATGATGCTTGAGGAACAAGGATTTCCAGAAATGCATGTTATAGAAGTAGATGATGATTTAATCCTTAAAACTTGCGAAATACAAGATTGTAGATATACTTTAATCACACAAGACGACATTGTAGTTCCACCACCACACCATGATTTTATTTGAAAAGATTCGCTGGAAAAATTTTCTTTCTACTGGCAATCAATTTACCGAAATTAATTTTCAAAAACACAACACAACATTGATTGTTGGATCAAATGGTGCTGGAAAAAGTACTGTGTTGGATGCACTTACTTTTTCTTTGTTTGGAAAACCTTTTCGCAAAATTAATAAACCACAACTAATCAATAGTGTAAATGAAAAGGATTGTTTAGTTGAGGTATACTTTTCTATTGGAACAACAAATTGGAAAGTTGTTCGGGGAATTAAACCAAATCTTTTTGAAATTTATAGAAACGATTCTTTGTTGGATCAATCATCTGCTACATCAGATCAACAAAGATGGTTGGAACAGAATGTTCTTAAAATGAACTATAAGTCTTTTACTCAAATTGTAATTTTGGGTTCAAGTACTTTTGTTCCGTTCATGCAACTGTCGGCTGCAAATCGCAGAGAAGTGATTGAAGATCTTTTGGATATTAAGATCTTTTCATCAATGAATATTGTAATTAAAGAAAAGATCCGTCAACTCAAAGAAGAAATTAAAACTCTGGAGTTGAAGAAAGAAAACTTGAAAGATAAAGTTGAGATGCAGCAGAACTTTATTGAAGAGTTAGAGAATCGTGGTAATGCCAATATCAATGCCAATAAGGAAAAGATTGCCAAGTTAGATTCTGAAGTTGGTGAATATGCTGATGCAAATATTATTCTTGAAGGATATATGCAGCAATATACGAAAGAACAAGAGAATGTAATTGGTGCTAGCGATAAACTTCGTAAGTTGGGAAATCTGAAAGGAAAGATATCGCAGAAGGTATCAACGATTACTGCTGAGCATAAGTTTTTCACAGAGAATACGGTCTGCCCTACTTGCACTCAAACGATTGAGGAAGAATTTCGGTTAAATAGAATTGCAGACGCTCAAGATAAAGCAAAGGAGTTGCAATCTGGTTATAAAGAGTTAGAGGAAGCAATTAAAGAAGAAGAAGAGCGAGAGCGTCAATTTACTACACTATCGAAGGAGATCACTAAACTAACGCATGGCATTTCTCAAAATAATACTAAGATCGCTGGATGTCAGAGACAAATCAGAGATCTTGAATCTGAAATTCAAACTATTACCGAGAACCTTGCAAACAGAAATTCTGAACATGAGAAATTAGAATCCTTCAAAGACAATTTAAAAACAACATACGACGAGCTCGCTTCTAAAAAGGACACTATCAGACATTACGATTTTTCGTATAGTTTACTCAAAGACGGTGGAGTTAAATCTCAAATTATCAAGAAGTATCTTCCTCTGATTAATCAGCAGGTTAATAAGTTCCTTCAAATGATGGACTTCTATATTAATTTTACTCTTGATGAAGAGTTCAACGAAACCGTTCAGTCTCCAATTCATGAAGATTTTTCCTATGCTTCTTTTAGTGAAGGTGAAAAAATGAGAATTGATTTATCTCTTCTCTTTACGTGGCGGGAAGTTGCTCGATTTAAAAACTCAGTTAACACAAATCTTTTGATTATGGATGAAGTGTTTGATTCTTCTCTCGATGGATTTGGAACAGAAGAGTTTCTTAAGATTATTCGTTATGTCATTACAAATGCAAATGTTTTTGTGATTTCTCACAAGTCTGGATTGGAGGACAGATTCGAAAGTGTCCTTCGATTCGAAAAACTCAAAGGTTTTTCTAGTATGGTGGCCTGACTGCCATAGAACAATGAACACTCCAAACTGGCAACACCACTCCAAGAAGGAGCAAAAGCGTAAACTAAAACCGCAAGCGTTGCGACAGGCAAAGGCACGCCTTGCCCAGTTCAAAAAGCGTCACATGGGTTGCTCAAAAGGCAACCCTTCGTCGTATTATAGCCTCATCTGAAACAAACCCATGGCTATTTCGCACGAAATCAAGTCCCAACTTGCCAAACTTCTTGCCACTGAAGACCTTGTGGTTGAGCACAAGAATGTAGAGACTGCTTGTTTCAACGTTCACACTCGTGTGTTGACCCTGCCGATGTGGGAGAAGGCAAGCAACACCGTGTATGACCTTCTGGTGGGTCATGAGGTGGGTCATGCTCTCTATACTCCCGATGAGGATTGGATAAAGGAACACAAGATTCCCCCGCAGTTTGTCAATGTGGTAGAGGATGCTCGCATTGAGAAACTGATGAAGCGTCGCTATCCTGGCCTGGCAAAGACTTTCTTTAATGGATATAAAGAACTTACTGATGACGATTTCTTTCAAATTAGTGAAGAAGATGTGAGCAAAATGAATCTTGCTGACCGAGTAAATCTGTGGTTCAAAATTGGTAATTTTGCCGAAGTGCCGATTGATCGCGGTGAAGAGATGGAAATTGTTAATATGATTTCTGCTACTGAATCTTTTGCAGATGTTTTGATTGCTGCAGAAGAACTTTATAAGTATTGTAAGAAAAAGAAAGAAGAAGAAAAAAAGATTGAAAATCAAGAACCTCCTAAACAACAATCAGATTCTCAATCGCCTCCAAGTGATATTGTAGAAGGTGATAATTCTTCTTCTGATCAAGAAGAAAATGATTCTAGTTCGCAGAATACTGAAAACTCTAGTGGACAATCAATTGATGGCGATCAAATTGAAATGGAAAATGCTGCTGGTGATAGTTGCGAACCAGAAGTTCGTACAGCAGATTCTTTGGAAGAAAAGATTCGTGATCTTGTAAAGGAAAATACTTGGGAAAATGTTTATGTTGAAGTTACCAAAGTAAATCTTGACACTGTAATTGCAAAGAATAGTGCAGTCCATAATGATATTGACTTGTGCTTTTCCAAGCAACAAGAAATGCATAATGAACATGCGAAAGAGAATGAGTTCAAAGCTATGAACTTGTTTGAGACCGTTGATTTGGAGTTTAAGAAATTCAAACAATCTGCACAAAAGGAAGTCAATTATCTGGTTAAAGAGTTTGAGTGTAAAAAAGCTGCGGACTCTTATGCCCGTGCGTCAACTGCCCGCACTGGTGTTCTGGACTGTTCCAAACTTCATACTTACAAATACAATGAAGACTTGTTCAAGAAAGTTACCACTCTTGCAGATGGAAAGAACCATGGTCTGGTGTTTGTGTTGGATTGGTCCGGTTCAATGAGTGACGTTATGCTGGATACGGTCAAGCAACTCTTCAATCTTGTTTGGTTCTGCAAGAAAGTTGCGATTCCGTTTGAAGTTTATGCCTTCACAAATGAGTGGCGCCGCCGCGAATATGATTATGATAATCGAACCTACAAATCTTGCGATCTTACTCCGCACTATGAGAAAAAAGAATATGTGTTTTATGTTGATGAAACGTTTTCTATGATGAATCTTCTCACCAGTAAAGTATCTGGAAAAGATCTTGAACATCAGATGAATAATATTTGGCGTTTGGCTTCTAGTTTTTCGAATATGTATCATTGCCCATTTACTTTTCCTCATCGCTTGGCTCTTTCTGGAACTCCTTTGAATGAGGCATTGATTTCTCTTCATCAAATCCTTCCAACTTTCCAGAAAGAAAATAAAGTTCAAAAAGTTCAGTGTATTGTTTTGACTGATGGGGAATCCAATCATCTTCCATACCATGTTGAAGTAAAACGAGGATGGGAGTCCGAACCTTATTTGGGTGTTCGTGGAACGGCTAACGGTTTGACTTTCCTTCGTGATCGTAAACTGGGCACAAATTACAAAATTGATTATGGATATCACCAATTTACTGATGTTCTTCTTCGTAATTTGAAGGATAAGTTTTCTTCTGTAAACTTTATTGGCATTCGTGTTCTTGAGGGACGTAACATTCATCGTTTTATTAGTCTTTATCATTCAACTTCTGATAAAGATTACCTGACAATTCAAAATGATTGGAAAAAACAAAAGAGTTTTACTATCAAAAAATCTGGATATGACGCATACTTTGGAATGTCTGCAACTGCACTTTCTCAAAATTCCCAATTCAATGTTGATGATGCTGCAACTAAGTCTGAAATTAAATCTGCGTTTATCAAATCTCTTAAAACCAAGAAACTAAATAAGAAAGTTCTTGGCGAATTTATTTCTTTGATCGCATGAGTGTTCAATTTTGAAACTGACCACTCTGCCCCGACTCTGCCCCACTCTGCCCTTATAATGGCTTCAGTGAAAAACACACATTATGTCCCGCATTCAAATGACCGACGATCAAATTCTTGCTGATCTCAAAACCACTTTTGGTTCTTATATCACCGCAGCTGATGTTCGTGGTTTTTGTGCGTCAAAAAATCTTTCCTATCCTACGGTAACCAAACGACTTGACTGCTTTAAAGTTGGTCGTGGCAAGTGGAACTTGGAAGTCACTCAACAAAAAGTTGATGAAATTGAACGTACTTTTCAAGCTCCTGCTGCAATTCCTCCTGTGCAACAAAACCTTATTCCCGATAAAGATGATACCTTCGTCAAGTTTGGTAATTTCAACGATATTAAAAAAATTATTGAGTCCCGTCTTTTCTATCCTACGTTCATTACGGGTCTTTCGGGTAACGGTAAAACGTTCTCGGTGGAACAAGCGTGTGCTCAACTTAAGCGTGAACTGATTCGCGTCAACATCACGATTGAGACTGACGAGGATGATCTGATCGGTGGTTTCCGTCTTGTGAATGGTGAAACTGCCTGGCACAATGGCCCTGTGATTGAGGCACTGGAGCGTGGTGCAATTCTTCTGCTGGATGAGATTGACCTTGCTTCTAACAAGATTCTGTGTCTCCAATCTGTTCTGGAAGGTAAGGGTGTCTTCCTGAAAAAAATTGGTCGCTTTGTGAAACCTGCTGCTGGTTTTAATGTGGTTGCCACCGCAAACACCAAGGGTAAGGGTTCTGATGACGGTCGCTTCATCGGCACCAACGTGCTTAATGAGGCATTCCTTGAGCGTTTCCCTGTAACTCTGGAGCAAGAATATCCTACTGCTAAAATCGAATGTCGCATTTTGCAAGGTGTTGCTAAATCCGTTGGTGTTGATGACTCTGCTTTCTGTGAGCGACTTGCAGATTGGGCTGATATCATTCGTAAGACATTCTATGATGGTGGTATTGAAGAAATCATCAGCACCCGTCGCCTGGTTCATATCATCCGTGCCTACAGCATCTTTGGCAATAAAGCAAAAGCAATTGATGTTTGCACTGCACGATTTGATGATGAAACTAAGACTGCTTTTATCGAACTCTACGATAAAGTAGATGCTGATTTTCAGATGCCTGAGAAAGTTGACTATCCCCCCAACATTTGATATAATTGTGGGAGGTAAACTATGACCTTCCCCTTTATTATGGATGAGTATCCTTATTCTGAATACCAGTTCACTATGGCATTGAATAGTGATCATAAAATTGTAATTGAAAAAACACCTGTTATGAACGAACCTAAAAATCATCTTTGGAAATACAACGAAGATAAAATTCTCAAGGATGTTGAAGATTATGTGACTAGCACTTATCACGGTCATTACTGTGGAGATGAAGATGGTTACAGCGATATCCAAACTATTGACTTAATGGCAGCGAAGAAACTTGCTGCTGGTTTTTGTCAGGCAAACATCCTTAAGTATGGAAGCCGTTATGGTGATAAGGATGGTCGCAACAAGCGTGACTTGATGAAAGTCATTCACTATGCTATGCTACTGCTTCACTTCGATGGCCATTATTCTCGCAAAGATAATGGACTTACCGAATTCCGTTGATTATGAAACTGAAAGACAAAACTATGAAACTCTCTGATAAAACTGTAAATCTTCTGAAAAACTTTTCCAATATCAATCAGTCTATTCTGATTAAGGAAGGTAAGCAACTTCGTACTATTTCTGTGATGAAAAATATCCTCGCAGAAGCAACGATCGAAGAAGAATTTCCCAAAGACTTTGGTATCTATGATCTTAACCAGTTTCTGAATGGCCTGTCACTTCATCAAAGTGCAGAACTAGATTTTCAGAATGAGAACTACGTTGTGATTCGTGAAGGTAAGTCGCGCTCAAAATATTTCTTTGCAGATCCAAATGTAATTGTCGTTCCTCCCGACAAGTCTATCAATCTTCCTAGTGAAGATGTTTGTTTTGTTCTTGATACTAAGGAACTGGATAAACTCCTGAAGGCAGCTGCTGTGTATCAACTTCCAGATCTTTCTGCAATTGGTGAAGCGGGCGTAATCAAACTAGTTGTTCGTGATAAGAAGAATGACACCTCCAATGATTTCTCTGTTGTAGTTGGAGAAACCAATTCCGATTTCGTGTTTAACTTTAAAGTTGAGAATATTAAGATTCTTCCTGGTTCATATGAAGTGGTTGTCTCTTCTAAACTTTTGTCGCGTTTTACTAGTACCAATCACGATCTCTGCTATTATGTAGCTCTCGAACCTGATTCTACTTTTGGATGAACATCTTTGTAACTAATCCTTTTCCTGCAGAAAGTGCAATTTGTCTTCCAGACAAACACATTGTTAAAATGCCACTTGAGTGCTGTCAGATGCTTTCTATCGTAGCATCCAAGTGGTATCATAACTATGGACAAATTCATAAAACTGATGGCACTCCGTATTCAACTGTAAAAGGCGCGTTTCGCAATCATCCATGTACACAATGGGCAGCACAATCTATTGATAATGCATATTGGCTTATTAAGTGGGGATTGAACTTGTGTGATGAATACACTTTGCGCTATAATAAAATACATGCATGTCAAAATGCGCTTGTAGAGGCATACTATTTGTTTCCTAAAGGTAAACTTACTAAAGTAACACCATTCGCAAGAGCGATGCCTGAAGAGTGGAAATATGATACTAGCATTGACACTTTTACTGCTTATAAGATGTATATTGCATCTAAACCTTGGGTTGCAACTAATTATCTCCGTATGCCTGAACGTAAACCTGAATGGATCTAAAATGAGTTCAACTGATAAATTTATACACCCACAGTATCCAAGATTAAGTTGGTTGCGAATCGTTGGTAATGCATTCTTTATTTTTGGATATGCAGTAATTCTTTTTAATAGTGTGCAACTAGGAATTTATTTCCGCTTGTTTGGAAACCTTTTATCATTTCCATATTTTTATAAAGTGAGAATGTGGGACATGATGACTATTCGTAGTTTCTTTGCTATCATAGAACTAGCAAAGCTTATTGAAATTTTCTTTTTTTAATTATGAACGGTGATTTTATTTGGGTTGAAAAGTATCGACCCAAAACAATTGATGAGTGTATTCTCCCAGAAAGTATTAAGAAAACCTTTATCGACTTTCTAAATAAAGGTGAAATTCCAAATATGCTTCTTGCTGGTCCTCCAGGTATTGGTAAGACCACAGTTGCAAAAGCACTCTGTAATGAATTGGGAGTAGATTTTTATGTCATCAATGGATCCGACGAAGGTAGATTCCTCGATACTGTCAGAAACAATGCGAAGAACTTCGCTTCGACCGTATCGCTTTCGTCAACTGCTAAACACAAAGTCATCATCATTGATGAGGCAGATAACACAACCTCGGATGTTCAACTCCTCTTACGGGCATCTATTGAAGAATTTAGTAAAAATTGCAGATTCATCTTCACCTGCAACTACAAAAACAAAATCATCGAACCACTTCACTCCCGATGTGCAGTCGTTGAATTTGGAATTAAAGGAAAAGACAAAGCCAAACTTGCTGCAGGTTTTTATAACCGCCTTCAAGAAATCCTTCAAACCGAAGGTGTAGAATTTGATCAGAAAGTTTTGATTGAACTGATCAATAAACACTTTCCAGATTGGCGCCGCGTATTGAATGAGTGTCAAAGATATGCATCTAATGGTAAAATAGACTCAGCAATTCTTGCATCTTTTTCTGATGTTTCCGTCAATGAACTTATTAAGAATCTTAAAGAGAAAAATTTTCCCGAAGTCCGTAAATGGGTGGTCAATAATTTGGACAACGATTCTTCTGATTTGCTTCGCCGCATTTATGACTCATCTTATGAGTTTCTTGTTCCTAGTTCTATTCCTGCTGCTGTTTTGATTATAGCTAAATACCAATATCAGATTGCTTTCGTAGCAGATCAAGAGATTAATCTTCTTGCAGCATTAACTGAAATTATGGTGGAGTGTGAATTTAAATGATCATCACATTTGAACAAATTTGGTATTTTATTGAAACAACTTATGTTACTGACGATGTTGTAGAAATACTTCATCCAGAAACGGGACAGAGAATTTCCCCAAGCATTTATATCATGCAAACTCCTTGGGAAAAACGTTATGATATGGCTGTTTTAAAAAATTTGTGGGAAGAATGTTATTCCTTTATTGTACATGGAAGTTGTGTAACTCCTGAAGTTAGAAAAGTAATCGAAGAAGTAGAAAATAATAATAATGTTAATGCACAATCTCATATTTACATGGGAAAATTTGGGAGTCGATCTTTTTCTATTCATGCCGATAATCCAGATAATTTAATTGTCCAGTGTATTGGTAAATCAAAAGTTACTGTTTATAATGAATTTTCGGATTGTGCCGGAGTATTTCCTGATGCAAACGTAACCATTAAAGAGTTGTATATTCTTGAACCAGGAAATTCAATTTTTATTCCTTCCTTGCAATTTCATTTGTTTGAACCACTTTCTGACAGATTGAGCATTAGTATTCCAATGTATTCAAAATGATTATTAGTGAAAGTGATGCAGTTTGGGCTGCAAATGAATTTATTGAATATTTTTCTCATATGTCTAACATTGAAGACTATTTGAGATTTGTGAAAAGAGAAGTGATTGCATCTACAAGTTCTCTTGTATCATTGCATGACGAATTTTTTAATGAAGATATTCATCCAGAAGAAATGGATTTTGATATTAAGTTTGTTGGAACTAGATTTCAAAATTCTGTTCCTCAAGAACATTATGTCAATCTTCTGAGAGCAGTTTCTTCACATAATAATGAATCAAACATTCCTGGACGCGAATTGCGTTGGATGGTGTTTGAAAAGAACACCAAAAAAGTTCTTGGATTTATTCGTTTCGGTTCACCCACAATCAATTCAAAACCCAGAAATGAATGGTTGGGCAAGTCACCAGATCTTACTATCTTTAATAGACATGCAGCCATGGGATTTGTAATTGTTCCATCACAACCTTTTGGATACAACTATCTTGGTGGTAAACTTCTTGCTCTTCTTTGTTGCTCGCATCTTGCAAGAGAGTCTCTAAATGAAATATTTGAAAAGGATATTGCTCTGTTTGAAACTACATCTCTTTATGGATCCACAACAGATGCATCTCAGTATGATGGTCTAAAACCTTTTATGCGGTACAAAGGATTGACAGAAAGTAAATTTCTTCCGCTTCTTCATGATGAGGTATTCCATAAGTTGCATGACAGATTTACTTTATTGAATAATAATACTCCATTGACGGATAACAAAGCTTCATCCAAAAAGATGAAGCGCCAGACAAAGATGATTTCCATTATTCGCAATTCACTTCAAGATAAACAAAAACTTGCTGAATTTAATTCTGTAATTGGCGCCGCATTTGCATTAACTCAAAAGAAAAGATTTTATATCTGCGATTATGGTTATTCAAATGTTAGGGAAGTAATTCTTGGCGAACAGAAAGAACTTCTTCGTGGTTTAAATTGGGATAAGTTTTATGTAGAAAATATTATTTCTTGGTGGAAGAAGAAAGCAGTAAAACGATATAAAAAATTAAAGGAAGAAAACCGATTCAGAACTAAGGTCGAACTCTGGACAGATGATGATGAAATTCAAATTATTAGATAATGGAACTCAAAGACTGGTTAAATTCAATTAACTTTACAAAAGAAGATTTATCTGAAGAGATAAAATCTTATCCACCATATATTATCAATAGATGTTTATCTGGACATATTGATTGCATCATGTTTGCAAATGAAATGAACATGAATCATCATCTCGATAAAAATCTACAATATTCCTTTTATCTAAATAGTCTAAGGAAAAAAAAGAGATTCTCTCCTTGGATCCGAAAAGATAATATCAAAGATTTAGAATGCATTAAGCAGTACTATGGTTATAGTAATGAAAAAGCATCTCAAGCTTTGAGGATTTTATCTAAACAACAAATCGACTTCATAAAAAAACGACTTGAAACTGGTGGAAACAATGGTAAACCAAACAACTGAACCTCAGGTAAATTGGGCTCCTCATATGATGGTAGAAGTCCTTTTAAATGAACCTGACGATTTTCTAAAGGTACGTGAAACTTTGACTCGTATCGGAGTGGCATCAAGAAAAGAGAAAAAACTCTATCAAAGTTGTCACATTTTACATAAACAAGGTAAGTATTATATTGTTCACTTTAAGGAATTATTTGCCCTTGATGGCAAGTATGCAAATCTTACTGTAAACGATGTTCAGCGCCGCAATAGAATTGTTCGTTTACTTGGTGATTGGGGATTAATCACTATTGTTAACGAAGATCTGGTTCAAGATATTGCTCCTTTGAATCAAATTAAAGTAATTGCTCACAGAGATAAAGGTGAGTGGATCCTGGAGCAGAAATATAATATTGGAAAGAAAAAATCATCAGTTGAAGAAACCGAATGATTTTGTAGGGAGTTCAACACTCCCTTTTTTTTATATTTCTTGTATAATTAGTAGTGGATGCCGCAAGGGTCCACAAAACACAAACTCGCTTTTAAAGGAGCTACCATAATGACTAACCTTACACGTTATACTGCTGCGGATCTTCCTGCATTGATGGATAAGATTACTCGCAATAGTATTGGTATGGACGAATACCTTGATCGTCTGTTTAACTTTGAATCCAATTCAAATTATCCTCCATACAATCTTGTTCAAGTAAGTAATGTAGAATCTCGCTTAGAACTTGCACTTGCAGGATTTAAAAAGGAGGAAGTTCATGTGTACACCGAGTATGGAAAACTTTTTGTCGAAGGGCAAAAGGAAGATAAATCTTCCGAGTCAAACTACATCCATAGAGGAGTGGCTCAAAGAAGTTTCCAGAGAGCATGGACAATTGCAGATGATACGGAAGTCAAAGAAGTTAAATTTGAAGACGGACTTCTTTCAATTGAATTGAAAAAAATTGTTCCTCAACATCATCAACGAAAAGATTATATCTAAATAGAATTGAATATCGTCGGCGCAGAGGGGAAACTGGCACAATCCAGTTGACTCCCCTCTTTTTTATTGGTAGAATAGATGCATTGGAGAAATGCTATGATTAAGTTGTTAGTTTTATCTGATGATCAAATTTTGATCACACAAATAGAAGAAGTTGGTTCTGAAATGGGAGAACCTGATTGTAAATTGACAAATCCTTTTGTTGTAAAGGATGGAAATTTGGAACCTTGGTTATTTGAGGTGACAAATCAAAATGTCTTTATGATTCACTCTGATAAAATTATTACAATTACTGATCCCAAACCATCACTTCTTGAAAAATACGAGCAACTGACTAAATGAAATTTTACACCAACGTACAATTAATTGGAAATCAGTTTTTAGTTCGTGCATATGATAATGGAAATTATGTAATGTTTAAGGAGGAATATACTCCAACTCTTTTTATTCCAACAAAAAAAGAATCTAAGTATAAAACTCTTGAGGGAGAAAGTGTTGAACCGATTCAACCCGGATTTGTAAGAGATTGTAGAGAGTTCTACAAAAAGTATGAGGGTGTGGACGGGTTTCGTATCTATGGAAATGATAGATACGTTTCCCAATATATTTCTGAAAAATATCCAGAAGACGAAATTAAGTTTGATATTTCTAAAATTCGTTTGTACAGTTTGGATATTGAGGTTGCATCCGAAAACGGGTTTCCAAATGTAGAGTCGGCCTCGGAACAAATTCTTCTGATCACGATTCAGGATTATAATACAAAAAAGATTATTACCTGGGGTACGAATCCGTTTAAAAATAAACAAGATAATGTCACTTACCATCAATGTGGTGATGAGTATAATCTACTACAAACTTTTATTGAATGGTGGGACAATAATCATCCAGATGTGATTACTGGATGGAACGTACAACTTTATGATATTCCATACATTTGCCGTAGACTCAATAGAGTTTTGGGTGAAAAGCAAATGAAACGTATGTCCCCCTGGGGATTGAATACGGAAAATGAAATTTATGTAAGCGGTAGAAAGCAGATTTATTTTGATGTCGGTGGTATTACTCAACTTGATTATTTGGATCTCTATAAAAAGTTCACTTATAAAGCTCAAGAATCATATCGCCTAGATCACATTGCCGAAGTTGAACTTGGTCAGAAAAAACTGGATCACTCAGAGTTTGATACGTTTAAAGACTTCTACAGCAAAGGTTGGCAGAAGTTTGTAGAGTACAATATTGTTGACGTGGAACTTGTTGACCGTCTGGAAGACAAGATGAAACTGATTGAACTTGCTCTCACCATGGCTTTCGATGCAAAGGTAAACTTTGGTGACGTTTTCTATCAAGTTCGCATGTGGGATAACATCATTTATAACTATCTAAAGAAGAGGAATATTGTAATTCCGCCTAAAGAACGTACAGCAAAGGACACTAAGTATGCGGGAGCATATGTTAAGGAACCGAATCCTGGGGTATATGATTGGGTGGTCAACTTTGACCTTAATTCTCTTTATCCCCATCTTATTATGCAGTACAACATTTCGCCAGAAACCCTCCTGGACGAAAGACATCCCACTGCAAATGTTGAAAGGATCTTAAATCAAGAAATTAATTTTGAACTCTATAAAGATCAAGCAGTTTGTGCTAACGGAGCAATGTTCCGTAAGGATGTTCGTGGGTTCCTGCCAGAACTCATGGAGAAGATGTATAATGAACGAGTCATTTTCAAAAAGAAAATGATTGAGGCAAAAAAGAAGTATGAAAAAACTCCGACGAAAGAACTGGAAAAGGAAATTGCAAGATGCAACAACATCCAGATGGCAAAAAAGATTTCTCTTAACTCTGCTTATGGTGCTATCGGTAATCAGTATTTCCGCTACTATAAATTAGCCAATGCCGAGGCAATTACTCTTTCTGGACAAGTCAGTATCCGCTGGATTGAAGGAAAGATGAATTCTTATCTCAATAAAATTCTAAAGACAAATGATGTTGATTACGTTATTGCTTCAGATACTGATTCTATATACCTTAATATGGGTCCTTTGGTTGAATGTGTATTCAAGTCAAGAGAGAAAACTACTGAGAGCATTGTTTCATTCCTTGATAAGGTCTGTGAAATGGAACTTGAAAAGTATATTGAAGGTTCTTACCAAGAATTGGCTGACTATGTGAATGCATACGATCAGAAGATGCAGATGAAGCGTGAGAATATTGCAGATCGTGGAATCTGGACTGCAAAGAAACGCTACATTCTGAATGTGTGGAACAGTGAAGGTGTTGCATATTCTGAACCCAAACTTAAGATCATGGGAATAGAAGCAGTCAAATCATCTACACCAGCACCTTGTCGTAAAATGATTAAAGATGCTCTTAAGATCATGATGACTGGTAGTGAAGATGATGTGATTAATTTTATTGATAAGTGTCGTGAACAGTTTAGATCGCTTCGCCCAGAAGATATTGCCTTCCCAAGAACAGCATCTGATGTTCAAAAATATCATTCTTCATCAGAAATTTATAGTAAGGGTACACCCATTCATGTGCGTGGAGCTTTACTGTTCAATCATTATGTCAAACAGAAAAAACTTACGAATAAGTATTCTTTGATTGGAAATGGTGAAAAGATTAAGTTTGTATATTTGAAAAAACCGAATACTATTCAAGAAAATATTATTTCTTTTATTCAAGACTTTCCCAAAGAACTGGGTCTTGACAAATATGTGGATCATGACCTACAATTTGAGAAAGCATTTCTTGAACCACTGAAATCAATCCTAGATGCGATTGGTTGGAATGTGGAAAAAACTGTGAATTTAGATTCTTTTTTCTCATGATTCAAAATTTATTTCCATCTAAAATATGGAAAACTTCTTTAAACCTTGAAGAATCAATTAAAACTGATATTTTTAATCAGATTCAAAAAAATTTTATAGAAAATAAAGATTATTTGCACCCATATTGGGGGTGTAAAGTTCATACAAGTTTATTAGAAAACAATAATATTGATTTTTCTTCTATAATTTTATCTTTTAAAAGAGAATATGAAAAATTTTCTAAACAATTAAATTTGAATTTCCATAATTATGAAATACATGATATATGGTATAATTATTATTTAAACGGATACAATCAAGAATATCATGATCATATTAGCAATGATAGAACGATATATAGTTTCGTTTATTTTTTAAGAATTAATGATACTCATCCAAAAATAACATTTCACAATTATACAAATTATCATGCATATTATTCCTGCAATAAAAAAATAAAAAATGTTTATAATCGTGATGATATAAATCATTCAATTGTACACATCTGTCATGAATTGAATGTTAAAGAAGATGATCTAATAATTTTTCCGTCATATGTTCCTCATGGAGTATTAGTACAAAAAACCGAGGACCCAAGAATTACAATTAGTGCAAATTTGAGAGTTTTATAAATGGATTTACCAATCACCGATGAAGAACTAAATACGATTATTAATGCCATGGCTTTTGGAGGTGATGTGGCATTGTATCAAAAACTTAAACTTGTTAAAGAACTTAAAGATCAAAAACTTCCGTATAAAAAAATTTTACGCGAACAATATGGGATAGTAGTATAATGAATTTTAAAAGATTTTCAAGTGATCCCCCTTTAACTCCTTATGCACCAACTTGGGATTTCCGAGTTGGAACTTCTTTGTGTGAAGATATTGATACTAAATCTCTTTCTCAATTTTTATTAAGAAAAGAACGGGAAGTAAAAAAACTTCCTATACAATTTTACGAAGAGGAAAAAATATTTGATGGATATACTGGATTGGGCTCAAATAGCACTACATCAAGGGCAAATCAATATAATATTTTGACTTGGGATCATCCAGAGATACCAAAATTAAAACAAAATATAATTAAAAATTTAATTGAATATAATAGTGAGTGTGGAAATAATACTCCAAATCAATTGAGAATACAGTGTTGGTACAATGTTTTGAGATTTGGTCAAAAAATAAAACCACATATGCATTCTACGCGACCGTTTTGTTATTTGAGTGGACATTTTAATGTCCAGGTAAAAAATACTTCAACAGTGTATATGTCACCAATAAATCAATTAAATGATCCAGATGTTATCGATATTGAAAATCAAAACGGAGAAATGACTATATTTCCCTCATATATTTTTCATTATACAACTCCACATTATTCATTTAAACCTAGAATTACCATTGCATTTGATGTTATTACTCCGCGATTATAAACTATTATGGACTTTTTAAAGGATATTGTAAAAGAAATTGGTGATGACTACACCAAGTTAGCATCAGATATTGACGAAACTGAAACGTATGTGGATACAGGTTCATACGTTTTTAATGCACTGGTTTCGGGTAGCATATTTGGTGGTGTATCTGGGAATAAGATTACTGCTATTGCTGGAGAGTCTTCTACTGGAAAGACTTTTTTCTCTCTCGCAGTGGTTAAGAACTTTCTTGATATTAATCCCGATGGTTATTGTCTCTACTTTGATACTGAGGCTGCTATTACCAAGTCACTCTTAGAATCTCGTGGAGTGGATACTGATAGAACGGTTGTTGTTAATGTAGTGACAATCGAAGAGTTTCGTACTAAGGCACTTAAGGCAGTAGACATTTACTTAAAAAAACCTGTAGAAGAACGCAAACCTTGTATTTTTGTGTTAGACTCTTTGGGTATGCTTTCCACCGAGAAAGAAATTACTGATGCACTGAATGACAAGCAAGTTCGTGACATGACTAAATCGCAACTTGTCAAAGGTGCATTTCGAATGCTCACACTCAAATTAGGCCAAGCAAATGTTCCGCTCATTGTCACAAATCATACATACGATGTCATTGGAGCTTACGTACCAACAAAAGAAATGGGCGGAGGTTCTGGACTCAAATATGCAGCATCTACGATCATCTATCTCAGCAAAAAGAAAGAGAAAGATGGAACAGAAGTGGTCGGCAATATTATCAAAGCTAAGACTGCTAAGTCGCGTTTGAGTAAGGAAAATAAAGACGTTGAAGTCCGTCTGTATTATGATGAGCGCGGTCTTGATCGTTACTATGGTCTTTTGGAACTTGGTGAGATTGGTGGACTCTGGAAGAACGTTGCTGGGCGTTATGAGATTAATGGTAAAAAACTTTACGCAAAAGAGATTCTAAAGAATCCTGATCAATATTTCACTGAAGAAGTGATGCAACAGTTGGACGAAATCGCACAAAAGGAATTTAGTTATGGAGCAAGTTGAATTTCTAATTCTTAGAAATTTATTATATAATGAGGAGTATTTAAGAAAAGTTTTACCGTTCATCAAATCTGAATATTTTGAAGATGCAAATCAAAAAATTGTATTCGAAGAGATTGTTTCCTTTGTACAAGAATATAACAAACTTGCAACAAAGGAAATTCTTTGCATCGAAGTAGAGAATCGTAAAGATATTACGGATACATCATTTAAAGAGATTGTCCATTTGATTGATAATCTTAATGATGTACCTATTGAAATGAATTGGATTGTCGATACTACAGAAAAGTGGTGTCGTGATCGTGCAATTTATTTGGCTCTTATGGAGTCTATTCATATTGCTGATGGCAAAGACGAAAAAAAGAATCGGGATAGCATTCCTAGTATTCTGTCAGATGCTTTAGCAGTTTCTTTTGATAATCATGTAGGTCACGATTACTTAGAAGACTATGAGCAACGTTACGAGTCATATCACAAAAAGGAAGAAAAGATTGAGTTTGACCTTGAGTTCTTTAACAAGATTACAAAAGGCGGTCTCCCTAATAAGACTCTCAACATCGCTCTTGCTGGTACGGGTGTCGGAAAATCTTTATTCATGTGCCATGTGGCTGCTTCCGTCTTATTGCAAGGAAAAAACGTTCTCTATATCACTCTTGAAATGGCTGAGGAGCGAATTGCAGAACGAGTTGATGCAAATCTCCTTAACGTCCCTATCCAAGAAATCTCAGAATTGCCGAGGCAAATCTTTGAAAATAAAGTAACTAACCTTGCAAAGAAAACTCAAGGCACTCTAATCATTAAAGAGTATCCAACTGCATCTGCACACAGCGGACATTTTAAATCACTTCTTAATGAACTCGCACTTAAGAAGTCATTTAAACCAGATATTATTTTCATCGACTATTTGAATATTTGTGCATCTTCACGTTATAAGGGAAATCTTTCTGTTAACTCTTATTCGTATATCAAGGCAATTGCTGAGGAACTTAGGGGACTTGCAGTTGAATTTAATGTTCCGATTGTCTCTGCTACTCAAACCACTCGTTCTGGTTATGGAAGCTCTGACGTTGAACTTACTGATACCTCAGAATCCTTTGGTCTTCCTGCTACTGCTGACCTTATGTTTGCTCTGATCAGTACAGAAGAACTTGAGGGACTTGGACAAATTCTTGTAAAGCAATTAAAGAATCGTTATAATGATCCTACTATTCATAAACGTTTTGTGATTGGAATTGATCGCGCTAAGATGCGTCTTTATGATTGTGAACAATCTGCTCAAGATGATATCCTTGACAATAAGAAAGAAGAGGAGTATGATTACGAAGAAAAGAAACCAAAAAAATCATTTGAAGGATTTAAATTCTGATGATTCATGAATTTCCAGATCTCATAGAAAAAAATTTATGCAATAATATAATTGAGTATTTTGAATATTCTCAAAAAAGAACCACATCTCAAAATATAGATTTTTTCAGTGGAAGAACTCTTTGTATTTCCGAAATTGGAGATGTGCCATTGAGAAAAAAAATAAAATCTGTTATCTACAAAGTAACACAACAAGCATATATTCAATATCAAGAATTTATATTTCCCGAATTTTGTGATATTGTAAAATGGTATCCAGAAATGAATATGAAAATTCATGTTGATAATGGACATCCAGATGTGATTATGCGACACTATACTTCAATATGTTATTTAAATGATGATTATGATGGGGGGGAAACTTTTTTACCAAAACATAATTATTCATGCATACCAAAAAAAGGAAAGGTTGTTATTTTTCCCTCTTATTATCCACATGGAGTCAATTTAATTAAAAATAATCCAAGATATACATTGGCAATGTGGTTTACTAAAAATGCCGAATATCTTATGGAATAAATTTACTTGACGCCAAAAAAGATAACGACTACAATTACAAAAACCAAAAAAATCACTTAATTATATGACTAAAATTATTGATACAAACAAGTATATTGAATTCGTTCGTCAAACTACAAGTCCTGCAAGTAGCAACTATGCAGATTTAGTTTCTCGCCTGTCACAACTTGAAGTTGAGTTTGATGCCGATGTTCCTCGCCTTTTGACAGCAGCTCTGGGCATGACTGCTGAAGCGGGTGAGTTTACTGAAGTGGTGAAAAAGATTTTTCTCCAAGGTAAACCATATAACGAAGAAAATGTATTTCACCTGAAGCGTGAACTTGGAGATATCTGTTGGTATCTTGCACAAGCATGTATGGCACTTGATACAAACTTTGAAGAAGTTCTGCAAATGAACTTTGATAAACTGAGTGCTCGTTATCCTGAGGGTGCGTTTGATGTTTATCGTTCCGAAAATCGTGTTGAAGGAGATCTATAAATAAATTACCCTTCGGGGTTTTCTGGGGATATAGCTCAGTTGGTAGAGCGCCTGCTTTGCAAGCAGGATGTCAGGAGTTCGAGTCTCCTTATCTCCACTAAATATTACAGAAGAATAATAAATTCCAAAGGATGGCAGGGTTACTCGCTGAGCGTCAAGAAAGAGGATTGGTTGATGCTATTAATAGTGGATATGGAAAAAATGGAGCAAAACCATTTACTCTCGTTGGTGCAAATGGAGTGAGAATAACTAATGTAATCTCAGCAGAAAAATTTGAGGGAAGATCATCTGCTGGAACTGAACCATATACTGATGTGATTATTACAACTACAACAAAAAAAATTAATGTTTCAAATAAAGGTGAAAGTGCTCCTAGTATTGCAGGTGGGGGATTAGCTGGATTAGAACTTGCTGTTCCAGGTTTAACTAAATTGTTTTTGGAAGCAGCATTATCAGAGTATAAGAAAAAAGGATTCAAGGCAGGAATGTCTGGGCTTCCAGATATGTATGGAAAAGTTAGTGATTCTTTAAAAGAAACAATTGTTGTTGGCAATAAAAAAATGGGTGGACCAATTCACTATATGTACATTGGACCCATGGATGTTACATCCTCATTTTCTGGTGGTACGTTAAGAGTTAATGGTAATTTTTATGAAGCAAAGAAATATGCTAAAGATAATGATTTATATTTGAGACTTAGAAAAAGAAGAGAAGACCAACCTTTTGAGCCAACCAAGAAAGATTCTAAAGGTCTTCCATTGATTCTTGGAAGATCTCCAAGTAGAGGAGATTCTGGAAGAAGAATCGTAACAGCAAAAAAACCACCTAAAAATGCTCTGACTGTAGAGTTTTGAATAAATAAGTTTATATTAAGATAAATATGAAACAGTTTTTCAACTTTCTGAACGAAGCAAAAGAATCCCAAGCGTCAATGCAGGCACGACGCATGGGACTCAAGGGTGATGGCCACGGCGGTTGGTACAATCCCCAGGGAGAATTTGTTGCAAAAACAGAAAGTGGAGAACTGAAGTTTTATAATCAGGGGCAAAGAACTGGGCAAAGGGATATTCCTCAACAAAGAACAAAAGCGAATCAGCAAGTTGCTGCAACTCAATCTGCAACGAAACCACAAGAGCAACAACCACAAAGAAAAGAAGCAGAAGTTCTTCGTGGTGATGAAGATGGTAAAGGTGTGACAGTTGTATTTGGTCGTTTCAATCCACCAACAACGGGTCATAAAAAACTTCTTGATTCTGCATCAAACATTTCTGCTGGATCCGAATTGAGAATCTACCCATCCAGAACTCAAGATGCAAAGAAGAATCCATTAGATCCTTCAACGAAGATTGATTACATGAAGAAAATGTTCCCCAAATATGAGGAGAATATTATTGATGATGACAATATGAAATCAATCTTTGATGTTCTAAAAGTTGCTGATGAAGACGGATTTACTGATGTAACTATTGTTGTTGGTGCAGATCGTCTTGGTGAATTTAAGAACTTAGCTAATAAGTATAATGGAGATCTTTATACTTTTGATATGATTAATGTCGTATCTGCAGGCGAACGTGACGCTGATGCTGAGGGTGTAGAGGGAATGTCTGCATCTAAATTGAGAAAGGCAGCAGCGGATAATGATTTTGAGACTTTTAAATCTGGAATTCCAAAGTCATTAGGTCCGGAAGAAACAAAAAATCTTTTCAATGCTCTCCGTAAATCCATGAGAGTATCTACAAAAGAGTCATATAATCTTTGGGAGATTGCTCCTAAGTTTGATATGTGGAATCTCCGTGAAAATTATATAACCAAAAAGATTTTTAGACTTGGAGACCTTGTAGAGAATTTAAACACTGGTTTGGTTGGTGAAGTAATGCGTCGTGGAGCCAATCACTTAATCTGTGTAACCAAAGAAGGTTGGATGTTCAAGTCTTGGATTAAAGATTTGATGGAATATACTGAAGTCAAGATGGATAAGCAGATGAGAACTCCAAAGAAACCAAATACATTAATTGGAACCACTGGTTATTTTAAAACAGCAGCAAAAATGACACCAGGATCTTTAGGTGTCGGAAAAGAAAATCTTCAGTATGGTGGAAAGTCATATGGTATTAATTTCATAAATAAGTATAAGAAAAAATAAATTCAAATTACCATGTCGATGAATATTCTTAACGATATCTCTAAGGTTTACTTAGAGACGATTGCCACTGAAGCGGCAAAACCAGATTATCTTGACTTTGATAAGGATGGTAATAAAAAAGAGTCAATGAAGAAGGCTCTTAAGGACAAGAAAGAAGTTGCAGAGGCAGTTAGAGGACAAGATACTGAAATGAGAAAGGCTGCTTCTGCAGAAAGAAGGGCAGGTGATACTTTAACTAAGAAACTCCCTCCAAGCGAGGGTAAGAATTATGGAAAGTATCAGGGACACCAAATTTCTTACATTGATAAGAAAACTAAAGGAAAGCATATTCCTGGTATGACAAGAGAATCTCTTGATCCCGTTGGAAAGGAAGATAAAGATATTGATAATGATGGAGATCATGATAAGTCTGATAAGTATCTTTTAAACCGTCGTAAGGTTCGTGGTACTGCTATTGCAACTCGCAAAGAATCATTCTCTAACTGGAGACAAGATCTTGCCGAAGTAATGGACAAAATTGAAAAGGAAGAAGAGCATAATCAGATTAAAGAGAAGAAAAACATAAACAACAAAGTTGTAATTAATCCCGACTTCAAAGAAGCAGTAGAAGATCTTGGTGGAGTTCTTCTTGAGACTGTTGAAGTTGATGAAGCATATCAACCAATTGATAAAAAGAAAGAAGGTGCAATGTACCGTAGGGCAGGTAACCTTGCTCGCACTGCAGTTTCTTCAACTGGCAAGAAAAAAGAAGTTGCACAAAAGAAATCTTCAAAGATTGTAAGTGCAATCACCAGACAGAAAGAAAAGGAAAGATTTGATCGTATCGGCCAATCACCAGCACATAATGAAGAATATCAACTTGATGAAAAGACTCTGACTCCTGCAGAAACAAAGAAGAAAGAGCAAATCGTTAAGTCGATGAAGAAGAGTGCAGGCGATTTTGAAAAGAGATATCCTGGTCGTGGTAAAGAAGTTATGTATGCTACTGCCACGAAGCAAGCAAAAAAGTTAGCTGAGGCAGAATCTCAAGATCCTGCCGAAAAAAAAGTTGAAAAGCAACAGCAGCAGAGAATGCTGCAATTGTTACAGCAAAAGCAAAGAGCAGTAAGATCGGGTGTAACTGGAATCAGTGCCTCTTATGAACCAGAAGGTGAAGTTATTGATGAAAGAAGAAGAGAAGAAAAGGGAACTCCAAGAAAACCCAGAGATAAAGCATTTGAATTAATTTCAAAATCTATGGGTGCGGGTAGAATGGGTGTTCAACCAAGAGGAAAGAAAAAAGTTCCTGGTGAGAAAAAACCATCTACACAGATCACTCCTGCAGAAAAAGTTAAAAGACGCCGCGATTCCGCTCAAAGAGCACAAGACGCAATGCATTCTCCAAGGGATTGATTTTCTAAATAGGACAGGATACACTTTTTACATGGAGGTCATTATGTCCGCTTTAGTAGCATGGTGTCTTGCTAACCAGGCTTTAATTGCAACCGTTTTGTTTGCAGTTTCTGAAGCACTCGGAGCAAACCCAAAAGTCAAGTCAAACGGTATTCTCTCACTCATTCTTTTACAAGTGCAAGCACAGTTGAAGAACAAAGGTGCAAAGGATATTACTCCTTGATAAAGTTTAAACTCAATTAAAAAGGAGACCAAAAGTAAGGTCTCCTTTTTTTATAAATATTTCTAGCAAAATTTTTTACGGAAAAGAACATGGCACTCTGGGGAAATAATGACAATAAAGGTTCCGGTGGAACAGTATCTCTTAATTATTCAACCCTTGTTGTAACTGGTAGTGGTACAACCTTTGGTCAAGTTGGCGCAGCTGCGACTGGAGATGTAATTCGTTTTGGTCCAAGAGGAGAAATTGGAAATGCTGTAATCGTTGGTATTGCAAGTACCACACAACTCTCCATTGCATCAACCGCTGGGTTGAGTGGTGTTGCAGTTGCTGCCACTGACTTCCAAATCAGTGAACAACCTAAGTATACTGTTCTTGATAGTCGTTGGAGTGAAATTAATACCAACTACGAACCACACGTTTATGGTGTTGCTGAAGGTGGTATTGCTGCTGCTCAAGGGACTTCATATGCATTAACTCACGAAGGTTGGGTTGGTGTTACAACTTACAATGACAATACTGGAACTTTAAGAGTTAAGACCGAGACTCTGGTTGCAATGTCTGGTATCACTACTGGCAATCTTCCAATTTACGACGGCGATCCAACGGTTGCTTGATAATTTATGATTTTTAATGAATTGAATGAGGAAAACTTTCTTCTCTTTGCCATCAAACATTATGAAAATCCTCAGGCAGTAACCAAAGAAGATTTTGATAAAGACCTACAGCATTTCAAATACATTAAGCGTTTGCTTAAAAAGTATAAGAACACTGGAGAATTGAAAGCGCATTTGCTTTTGAATCACTTTATCATTCTTTATAATATTTTTAGTGATGCTGCCACTCCAATGTTATTTTATAAGATTGAAAATGATCTTTGGTCTACAGTAAAAACATTTATTTTATTTTTAAATAAATTACCAGAGACTCCAAGATGTTATATACACGATGTTCCAGTGGATATAACATGCCTATCAGAACTTCAGAGCATTTGTAAAAATGGCCAATCTTGATAGAATCATTCAAATAATAAGAGAACAAATGGTAGCGAATGCTCCAGGGGGTTCTGGTGGGTTTAGTGGTTCTTCAGATCCAAAAGGACCAACCGCTGGATTTGATCCTGTAATGGGATTGAGAAGAAGAAAAGGACCACAGATTAAGTTACCTCCTGGTTCTCGTAAAAGGTGGAAAAATGATAAATAATTTTGATCTACAAAATGCCATTTGTTGAGACCTAGGAGTAAAGAATTCTCACCATGGCCGAAGAAATTAGAGTCGCAGTTCTAGAACAAAAACTAGAAGATGTAAAAGATATTATTGTCAAGATTGATAATGCTATTGAAAAACTTAGTGAAGTAAATAGTAATGTGAGTAAGATGCTCGCGGTACATGAAGAAAGAATCACTAAGCAAGAAGAATCTGACAGTATACTCTTTACAAAAATTGACAAACTCCGTGATAAGGTTGACAGCGATTATGACATCATTGTGTCAAGAGTATCGCTGATCGAGAAACGTGTTTGGATGGCTATTGGAGCAATCGCCTGCTTGACATTTTTAATGAATACAAAGATTGTGCAGTTCTTGACACCAGGCAGTCAAAGTCCTATAATGGAGCAGCGAAATTATAGAGTTTGATTATGGATTATGTTGATGTTAAATACATCAATTTGATTTCTGCAAGACTGTTAAATTTTAAAAGAGTAAAAAATAATCTTTATAATTTTAGATGTCCGATTTGTGGAGACTCAAAGAAGAACAAGAGTAAATCCAGAGGATATCTGTATCAAGTCAAGAATAATACAAACTTCAAGTGTCACAACTGTGGAGTCAATGTTTCTTTCAATAATTTTCTGAAGCAGTTAGATTCTACAACGTATAAACAATATACGTTTGAAAAGTTTAAAGAGGGGCATACTGGAAGAAACTTTATTACTGATGAACCAGATTTCGTTTTTGAAAAACCTGTATTTAAAACCAAGATTGTTCTCCCTCTATGTTCTGAAGTGGAGCGTGGTAGAACCTATCTTGAGAAACGTAAACTCGACCCAACGAAGTTTTATTATGCAGAAAAGTTTAAGGAGTTCACTAACTCGCTTAAACCAACATTTGCAAATACAGATTACGAAGAGTCTCGCATCATAATTCCTCTGTACTATCAAAAAGATCTAATCGGTTTTCAGGGAAGAGCATTGGGTCCATCTCCCAATAAATATATCACTGTCATGCTTTTTGATGATGCACCAAAGATTTATGGACTCGATGACCTTAACAAGAAGAAAACAGTTTATGTTACGGAAGGACCATTTGACTCAACATTCATTTCAAATTCGATTGCTCTGTGTGGAGCTGATGGTGATCTTAGTAAGTGGGGGATTAGCAATCCTGTGTGGATCTATGATAACGAACCACGAAATGCAGAAATACACTCCCGCATCTCCAATGTTATATCAAGAGGAGAAAGAGTCGTCATTTGGTCATCTAGTATAAACCAAAAGGACATTAATGATATGGTTTTGTCTGGACTTAATGTTCAGTCTGTGATAGAATCGAATACTTATAGTGGATTAGAAGCAAAGTTAAAGTTTACTACTTGGAAAAAAATATGAGTAACGGAACAAAGGTTGTCAAGAGAAATGGTTCAATTGAAACTCTTGACTTAGATAAGATGCATTTGATGGTTGAAGAGGCATGTAGGGGTCTTAAAGGGGTCTCTGCGAGTCAAGTTGAAATGCAATCAGGCATCCAATTTTACGATGGAATCACCACTGGAGAAATTCAAGAAATTTTGATTCGTTCTGCTTCAGATTTGATTGATTTGGATCATCCAAACTATCAATATGTTGCAGCAAGATTGCTCATGTTTGCTTTGCGTAAAAATCTTTATGGTAAGATGAGAGAACTTCCTCATCTTGAGCAACACATTATTGATTGTGTTTCTGCCGAAGTTTACGATCATGATATTTACACAAAGTATTCTCAAGAAGAAATCGATAAAGTAAATAGTTTCATCGATCATGAAAGAGACTTTCTATTCACTTATGCTGGTCTTCGTCAAGTTGTAGATAAGTACCTTGTACAGGATCGTAGCAACGGTGGAGTTTATGAAACTCCCCAGTTCATGTATATCATGATTGCATTGACTATCTTCACAGAATATCCAAAGGAGACTCGTCTGTCTTATGTCAAACGATACTACGACGCAATCAGTAAGCACAAAATCAACATTCCTACGCCAATCATGGCAGGTGTTAGAACCCCACTTCGCCAATTTGCAAGTTGTGTTCTTATTGATGTTGATGACACCCTTGATAGCATCTTCAGCTCTGATATGGCAATTGGTCGGTATGTTGCTCAAAGAGCGGGAATTGGTATCAACGCAGGCCGAATCCGTGGGATCAACTCTAAAATCCGAGGTGGCGAAGTACAGCACACTGGTGTTATCCCATTCCTCAAAAAGTTTGAGGCAACTGTCCGATGCTGTACTCAAAATGGCATCAGAGGTGGATCAGCAACTGTCCACTTTCCAATCTGGCACCAAGAAATAGAAGATATTCTTGTTCTTAAGAACAACAAAGGCACAGAAGATAATCGTGTCCGTAAACTCGATTACTCAATTCAGATTAGTAAGTTATTCTATGAAAGATTCATTCAAGATGGCGAGATCACTCTTTTCTCTCCACACGATGTACCTGGACTTTATGATGCTTTCGGATCAGATCGCTTTGACGATCTCTATGTACAATATGAAAAAGATCCGTCCATTAAGAAAAAAACTGTTAAGGCACAAGAACTCATTCTTGACCTCCTCAAAGAACGTGCTGAGACAGGTCGTATCTACATCATGAACCTTGATCATTGCAATTCTCACTCATCCTTTAAGGATAAGATTGAGATGAGCAATCTATGTCAAGAAATTACTCTACCAACTTATCCAATTCAGCATATCGATGAAGAGCATGGTGAAATTGCTTTGTGTATTCTTTCAGCCATCAACGTTGGTAAGGTAAAATCTGATGAAGAACTTGAAGACCTTTGTGATCTTTCTGTTCGTTCTCTGGATGAGTTGATTGATTATCAGAACTATCCCGTAAAGGCAGCAGAAATCGCCACCAAGGCACGTCGTTCGCTCGGTATAGGGTTTATTGGGTTAGCGCACTATTTGGCAAAACTTGGATTCAAATATGATTCTCAAGAAGCATGGAACGCTGTTCATGGTCTTTCAGAATCATTCCAGTATTTTCTCCTGAAGGCATCAAATCAACTCGCCAAGGAGAAAGGCTATTGCGAAAACTTTGGTCGTACCAAGTATGCAGATGGCATACTGCCCATTGACACTTACAAAAAAGAAGTAGACGAAATCGTTGCCCCTAAGTATCAACATGATTGGGAAACTCTTAGACTATCTATCCTGGAGCATGGTCTCCGACACAGTACACTGTCCGCACAGATGCCATCGGAGAGCAGTTCCGTTGTGTCAAACGCAACCAATGGAATCGAACCCCCTCGTGGATTCTTGTCCATTAAGAAATCGAAGAAGGGGCCTCTTAAGCAAGTTGTTCCACAATACACATCATTGAAAAACAATTACACATTGTTATGGGATATGAAGAGTAATGAGGGATACATTAAAATTGTTGCTATGATGCAAAAGTTCTTTGATCAAGCAATTTCTGGTAACTGGAGTTACAATCCAGAAAATTATCCAGATAATGAAGTTCCAGTTTCGGTCATGGCAAATGACTTTTTGACTACATACAAATACGGGTGGAAAACTTCTTATTACCAAAACACATATGATGCCAAAACTGATGAGGTAACTGAAGATAAGAAACCCAATCTTGAAAATCTAATTAATGAGTTAAGTAAAGTTGAGGAGGGAGAGTGTGAATCCTGTGCAGTTTAAAATTTCATCCACCAAGGAAAACCAAATGCAAGTCAAAGGAATGACAGTATTTAATACTGATCACTTTGATTCTAAAAAACAACCAATGTTTTTCGGAAAACCACTTGGAATCCAAAGATATGATTCATACAAATATCCAATTTTTGAAAAACTTACAACTCAACAATTAGGATACTTCTGGAGACCAGAAGAAGTTTCTCTTCAAAAAGATCGCGGAGATTATCAAACGCTCCGTCCCGAGCAAAAGCATATCTATACTTCTAATCTGAAGTATCAAATCATGCTTGACAGTGTTCAGGGCCGTGGACCTGGAATGGCATTCTTGCCTTATTGCTCGCTTCCTGAATTGGAAGCTTGTATGGAAGTGTGGGGATTTATGGAGATGATCCATAGTCGCTCATACACATACATTATCAAGAATGTTTATTCTGATCCATCTGAAGTATTTGATACGATTATTACCGATGAACGTATCTTGGAAAGATCTTCGAGTGTCACGGAATCATATGATGATTTCATAAACTCCGCTCAGAGTTATGGCGCATCTAATGCTTGGATGCATAATCTTGAAGGAGTTTCATACGCTAAGGAAACACTCAACGATGTTAAACGAAAATTGTACAGAGCAGTCGCAAACGTTAACATTCTTGAAGGTATTCGGTTCTACGTTAGTTTTGCTTGTAGTTTCGCCTTTGGTGAACTTAAGCTTATGGAAGGATCCGCTAAGATCATCTCTCTTATCGCAAGAGACGAAAACCAACACCTAGCAATCACGCAAAATATTTTAAACAAGTGGCGTGATGGTGATGATCCAGAAATGAAGCAAATTGCAAAAGAAGAAGAGGAATGGGTTTATGCAATGTTTGATCGTGCAGTAAATGAAGAAAAGCGTTGGGCAGACTATCTGTTCAAAGATGGAAGCATGATCGGACTTAACGATAAACTTCTTCAACAGTACGTAGAATGGGTTGCAAATCGTCGATTAAAAGCGATTGGACTTAAACCACAATATGATATTCCTGCAAACAATAATCCACTTCCATGGACTCAGCACTGGATTTCTTCTAAAGGACTTCAGGTAGCTCCCCAGGAAACGGAGGTAGAATCGTATGTGGTAGGTGGAATCAAACAAGATATGAAGAAAGATGCATTTAGTGGTTTTAAATTGTAATATTTAAATAAAACAATATACATAGAGGAGCAATAGTCTCCTCTTTTTTTATGCCTAGAAATCTAATTAGTAAAGAAGAAATCAAAACTCGTGTGTTGGAATTAAAAGATAATCTTTATAATGAACATGTAAGGCATGATATGGATATGAAAGGCCTTGCCCATAAATATCTGAATCAAGTCATTAATTTTATTGATGAGTACCGATATTGACTATGAGAACCCATGGTACTATAATGGGCAAGTGTTTCTTTCCGACAATATTGGAGACAACTTTGGATTCGTTTATTTGATTGAAAACAAATTAAACGGTAGAAAATATATTGGAAGAAAATACTTCTGGTCATTTCGAAAACCAAAGGGTAAAAGTCGAAAAGTAAAATCTGAATCTGATTGGAAAAAGTATTATGGGTCTTGTCCGGAACTTAAAGAAGACGTTATCAAGTTTGGCAGAGAAAATTTTAGTCGAACTATGTTATCAGTACATAAAACAGGCGGCAAAACAAACTTCGAAGAAACCCGCCAGTTATTTGCAAACAATGTACTCACAGAATCGTTTGACGATGGAAGCCCAGCGTGGTACAATAGCAACATCCTCAGCAGGTACTTCCGAAAAGATTACTATGGAAAAGACGATTGAACCAGTTAAGTATGCTCGCCAATGGAGTATTGATCGTATCCATGAACTTGCAGAAGGAGATCTGAAAAGTCAGTTTGATGCGGTTGCAATTGCGGAAGAATTTGATGAATGGATTCATCCTCCAGAAGGTCCTAACTACCTGCAGTGTCTTGTACTTGAGAGACCCCCTGGATTTGGAGATCAAGAGATTGACATTCTTGACAAATAATAAATAATCACTTATAATGCACAAAACCCACTTCTAAAGAGTGGGTTTTTTATTATGAGTCATTGATGTGACAATTAGAGCCCAGGAGATTGCCCCCAGAGATGGGGGAAGTGTGCTTTCTCTATTGGGATGTAGAGTTCAATTTAACCTAGTGCAACAATTCTTTACTGTAGCCCTGCCCCTTCTGGCAACGGTTACAACCAATGTGGCAACACTGCCCCTGTTTCCTCCTCTGACGGCACCTCCAGTGCCATTTTCAATCATTAAGGAGTTTGAAACACTGACAGCGACCAAGGAGGTTGCTCCGCCTGAAAAACCAAAAGAAAAAAGGCTAATTTGTAAAGCGTGTAATGAAAATGAAAATGCTACCCTGGCATACTTCCAGGATCGTGGTATTAAAGACAGAAACGCCCTTGCTACCATCATGGGTAATATTCGTCAGGAATCAACTTTTGTTCCTAACATTTGTGAAGGAGGTAGCAGAACCAGTTGGAGTAACTGCGGCCGCGGTTACGGACTGATTCAATGGACATCTGCCAACAGATATTATGGATTGGGTGATTTTGCTAAGAAGTATGGTGGTTCTCCATCATCACTTCACACGCAACTTCGTTATCTAACAAATGAAGTTCAGTGGCAAAGAATTGAGGAGAAGATGAAAACTCCTGGGAAATCAATTCATCGCTACATGGACTATGCGTATAGTTGGATTGGTTGGGGTCATCATGGTGCCCGAACAGATTATGCACATGATTATGTGTCTCGACTGATCACGGTAGAAGTTTGATACAATAGAATAAATATTGGGGAGATTAATTCTCCCCATGAATATACGTTATTACTATGAAAATACTTGGTGTTAATATTGGTCACTTAAGTTCTGCGTGTCTTTTTGATAATGGAAGTTTAATATATTTCAATCAAGAAGAAAGATTATCTAAAAGAAAAAAATGTGGGGGAATTCCTGTAAATTGTTTGCAAGAAATAAAAAAAATAACGACAGAAATAGATTTGTTGCTTATAACTGATTACAATCACAACAATGACACCTATTATGCTGTAGATAGTGTCGCTCGTTATCTTGGATTTAATGTAAAAGATTATTACGGATATCATAAACCACATCATTTATGTCATGCATCTAAAGCATTTTCTTCCTCCAATTTTGAGGAAGCATTAATTATTGTTTGGGATGGAAGAGGATCAAATTATAATTTGAGTGATGGGACAAATGCATATGAAACAACATCTGTTTTTCATGCATCTTACGAAGAAGGTTTTAAATTGCTGAATAAAAAAGTATATCGTCCCCAATCTAAAATTGAATCAGACTTAAAGAATTTAAAAATAATATTTTTTACAGAATACGTTGCAAATAATGCCATTTTAGCTTATAAAATAGAATCGGATTTTAAACCCGAAATAAACGGGACAATCCATGATATTGGGCATTATTATAGTCATGTTGCTGAACATTTTGGATATGATGAGGAAGATTGTGGCAAATTAATGGGATTACATTCTTACGGAAAAGAAAATAAATTTCTATCAAATTTAATTTGTGATGGGGGTTCATTTAAACCAGATTTGTTTTGTGGTAAAAAAATAAATGTAGAAGAATTTAATTTTTTGGAAACAAATATTGAAGAAAATGAAGAAATGTTGTTAGATTTTTCTTATGAAACTCAAAAATCTTTAGAAAAAATAGAACTCAATTATATTCAAAAAATACTAAAAAAACATTCATGCAAAAATTTAATACTTACTGGAGGAGTAACTTTAAATATTGTTGCAAATAGTTTTATTAAAAAAAATCTTTCAAAAGAAATTAATTTATATGTAGATCCTTTGTGTGGAGATGAGGGAAATAGTATTGGCGTATGTCAATTACATTCCATTCATAATGATCATAAAAAATTAATTGTTCCGGATCATTTATATTTGTGTGGAAATTTCTCCGATTACAATTTTAAAATTGAAATTAATGAAAATTTAATTGAAAATGCAAGTTATTCTGATGTGACAGATTTGTTAATTGGTGGAAATATAGTATCCATTTTTCAGGGAAAATCTGAAGCTGGTCCTAGAGCACTTGGTAATAGAAGTATTCTTTTTGATCCGAGAATTAAAAATGGAAAAGATATTGTGAATCGAGTTAAGAGAAGAGAACCTTTCAGACCTTTTGCGTGTTCAGTATTATTAGAAGAATCTCATAAATGGTTTGATATGTCTTTGATTGAGGAATCTCCACATATGATGTATTCTTTTGATGCATTGCCTGGAGTAAAAGACATTATTCCTTCGGTGATTCATGTTGATAATACATGTAGAATTCAAACTGTAACTGAAGAACAAAATTTTCATTACTATAATTTGATTAAAGACTTTTATAAAAAAACTAGTGTTCCAATTTTGTTTAATACATCTTTTAATCTTGCTGGAGATCCAATAGTAGAAACTATTGATGATGCTTTGAACACTCTAAGAAGATCTGAATTGGAATATTTGTATCTTCCCGAAATTAATCAGATAGTTTACGTTCCAAATAAATAGCATTGGATTGAATTTTCTATATGTCAATCTCAGCAAAGGTTGTATCAAAACTTTTAAGTTGGTCGAGTGATAATCAACTTAAGACTCGTTGTAAAATTACTCTTGATACATACTTACATTATGAGCCAAATTTAACTGAGGAAGAATTAGAAAAAGCTCTAAAAATTTATCTTGAAGGTCTAGAAGATGAACTTCAATTTTGGTAAAAAGAAACCAGATAAAAAACAATTACTTATACTTAGTGTAGTATTATCAAGTATAATTGCAACACTCTCACAATGCACTGGAGCATCAGAAGATGGACTTTGGGACTTATTGGATGAAATTCAAAGAAAGTATTTTCCACAAACTATTCTTAATGAGATTCTTATTCAAGATCCTGACAAAGTAGAACGCAGAGTCAAAAGAGATGTAGACAAAGCGATTCGTGATGTTACGCCAGAGTATGATCGGATTATTTCCGATTATACTCGTAAATATAAACAAAAATATGTGGAAGAAAAAAATGATGAGACTGTGTGCTACACTGATGAATGTAAAGCACTTGCACCACCAATGAGAATCTGTTCTATATGGGTTGACGACTGCCCCAAGGACTAGTATAATAAGAAAGTCGTTAGGGTCCATAGTTCAGATGGATAGAACAACAGCCTTCTAAGCTGTGTGTCGCAGGTTCGAGTCCTGCTGGACCTGTTGACAATTATACTCAATTACTCTATAATTGTCTCATGCGGATGTAATTCAGTGGTAGAATGGCTGCCTTCCAAGCAGTTCGTCGCCCGTTCGAATCGGGTCATCCGCTCTGAACCTTCGGGTTCTTATTCCTCTATAGCTCAATTGGCAGAGCACGGTGCTGTTAACACTGGGGTTCCTGGTTCGAGTCCAGGTGGGGGAGCCTAGGGCGAATAGCTCAGCGGTAGAGCTCTTGCCTTACAAGCAAGCTGTCGGGGGTTCGATCCCCTCTTCGCCCACTTATAAATACTTCAAAAAGATAATGGACGAGTTATACGAACTTCTTCATAAAGCACAAACAAGTCTTTTCTGTTTATTTCAGAAAACCTGGGTTTATCATTGGAATGTAGTGGGATCTGATTTTCCACAATTGCATAAACTGTTTGGCAATCAATATGAAACAATGTTTAGTGAAATTGATCGCCTTACAGAACACATGCGATATCTTCGCATGAAAGCCATAGGTCCAATTAGTATGGTTGTTGAAACTTCGGAAATTCCTGAGGCAAAAACTTCATCAACTGCAGAATCGATGGTCAGTCAATTGCTTGCTGATAACAAGACATTTTGTGAAATGTGTGCTAAAATTTCAGAAGAGTCGGAAAAACAAAGACAATATGCTACAGCAAATCTAGTTCAAGATTTAATGGAAGCACATGGTAAAAATGTTTGGATGTTACGTTCCTTTTTAAAAGAATGAAAAAGAAAACTATTAGTAAACTTATTCAGGGACCCTTGAGGTTTCATCATCAAGATATTCACGAAGAATTAGAAGAGATTAAAGGTAAATTGGATCATGTTAGTAGTCAGATGCAAATGCTGCAACAAAGAATTGATTGGTACATCCAAACTACAGGTTTGCGGTTGCCCAAATCAGATGTCAGTGAAAGAGGACAAGATCTCTGCGATTGACTTATCTCAAATAGTTGTGGTAGAATCGCATAACCAGAAAAAACAATCTGGTATTCTTTCATCCCAAGACCTTGCCTTTCAGGAGGCAAGGAGACAGCGTAAAGTTCGTAAACTCGAATTTGACATTCGTTAAATATTGGAAGGGTGGTCGAGTGGTTGAAGGCTCTAGTCTTGAAAACTAGCGATGTGAAAGCATCCGTGGGTTCGAATCCCACCCCTTCCGTTTATAAGTAGTGTCAAATGAAAATAGCAATTTTAGGAAAAGGTACGTCTGCTATTATAACTGCACTTACATGTATTGGACGTGGACATAAAGTTGAGATATACTATGATCCAAGTAAACCGCATTTGAATGTTGGAGAATCTACAACTCCACATATTGCAGGAATAATTAAAGAAACATTAAATATCTCAATAGGCGATTTAATAGATGAAAATATTGTTTCACTTAAAAATGGTATATTATTTGACGGATGGGGAATAGGAAATACTTTCCGACATTATTTTAATTCCAATGCGATTGCTTTTCATTTTGAAAGTGGAATATTCAATAAATTTATTCATGATATTTTAGAAAATCGTGGCGTTAAATACCATGCGTTTAAAATTGAAAAATATGATGTGGATTTGGATGCAGAAAAAGTAATCATTAATGATATTCCGTATGATCACTTAATTTGTTGTTCTGGATGGGATAGGGGAGATGAATATAGAAAACCAATTTTTGAAACGGTGAACAATGCATTTGTTTACTCTAAAGAGTGCTCTAATAGTCAACCATACACACATCATTTATCAACAGAACATGGTTGGCAATTTGGTCTTCCATTTCCAGATAAAAACTTAATCAAACACGGATATCTTTTTAATTCAAAATTTACAAGTATTGAAGATGCAAGAAAAAGTATTGGATGTGAAGATGTAAAACATATATCTTGGGAACCAAAATATTGCAAAAAAATGATTCAAAATCGTTTTTGTTCTTATAATGGAAATAGATTAATGTTTTTGGAACCATTACAAGCCCTATCATTATACTATTACAAACGATTTGCCGCCCATATTTGTCAATTTGTTGAAGATAAAAAACACGAAAATTATATAAAATATAATCAAAAATACTACAAAGACATGTTTGATTATCAATTGTCTTTAGCATGGCATTATAGCTATGGGTCAAAACATGAAACTTCGTTTTGGGTTGATGTTAAAGAAAGGGCAAATGATTTGTTGAATATTTCATATAATACAAATAAAGAATATTATGAAGATGCTCTTCAACACGATAGAAAATTCTCTTCAAATGAATATTTCAACATTGGATGTTTTGGATATGAAGACTATCTTCAAGTTCATGCTGGTATGATGGGACAAAAAATGGAGTTTAAGGATACCTATATAAATTTCTGGTGATTTAATAATTTCTTAAACAGTGTTACATAATGAACACAATGGTTGACTTTTGAACTGTAGTGATTAGTATATAGTAGTATTATCACTACAAACTCATGGATCAACACACCTATGATAATTGGGTGAAGATCAAAGAAACCTTTGAATCTTCTGGTAATACGGATAATATGTTCTATAAAAGAGCAGTTGAAATTGTAAAAACCAGAAGAGATCCCTTAGCAAAATTTCTTGGAGATGAAAAATGATTCAAGAACAAGATGAACTTGTAAGTCGGTCTGAAGTACAGGAGATGATCGATAATGCAATTCGTCAGCACAACCGCAATGCCGCAATTATTTCTATGTGTGTCGGTTGGGTCGTTCTTGCTTTATTTGCTGAAGGTCTCCTCAGACTCATAGGTGTCATTCCACCATTACTGCCATGGCTCAAAATCACATTGAACTAATTGGTTGTATACTGTTATTAGTTTTTGCTTCCACGATGTTCTATCAAGGAACATGTATCCTACGAGGTCATCGTGGGTATTCTTTGAGGGACTATCTCAATCAAGATAGTACCAACATGCGTAAAAGAGTAGAAGAACTATTAAAAGACAAGTAATTAAATGGAACCACAAATTAAACAAAGATATCACTTTGCTGCTTCTGCATTTGTGAGAATGTGGGGAAGAGGTGCAATGAGTGATATAAAAATAAAAGAGTTTTGTATGGAATGGGCTCATAAGGATGTTAACGCACCGTTGAGTGGTGATATGGATCAATACTTCTATTATGAGTTCAAGACTTGGAGGGGATACTAATGTTTCATCTTGTAGAGGCATTAGCAGCAAGTCAGATTTGGTTGGGACTTTGTGGAATGGGGTTGACAATTATTCCAATTCTTGGTATTATAGCTGTACATTCAAAGAAAGACAACGGGGCGTAGTTCAGCGGTAGAATGCTGGTTTTGGGAACCAGAGGTCACAGGTTCGAGCCCTGTCGCCCCGATATTAACTTACTTATGAAAATGAATCAAGAACTTCAATCATTTACTGTAGAACAATTTCAGGCAGACTTTGATTCTCTAATGGATAGAGTAGAAAATGGAGAATCGTTTATCATAACAAGCGAGCACGGAAACGCTGTTATGGTTCCTTATAATGAAGTCATAGAAATATTTGAAGAACCTAAAGTGGATGAGGAAGTCATACGCATCCACACCGATCACGAAGAGGGATCATAAGGGAGCATAGCTTAATGGTCAGAGCGGCCTGCTTATAACGGGTTAGTCTGGGTTCAACTCCCAGTGTTCCCATTGGGTACAACAAGGGACGTTGTATTAAACGAAGGGTCCCCTCCGCTGAATCGTAGATTATCGTGGTCAGACACCCTCGCCCAAAATGCTCCTTTAGCAATCTGGTGAATGCACCGAACTCATAATTCGGCTAAGGTGGGTTCAATCCCCTCAAGGAGCACTTGACAGGTCACCTGTCAAACTAGTATAATATCAAGGTCAACATTCAAAACAATGACTCTCACAGCAAAATTCAAGAAAGACATTCAAACTCTTCGTGGCGCAGCTAGCGGCGATTTCTATCTTGATGTAAAGAATCCAAAACTTTATAAAAAGGTTCGTCGTTACTATGAAAGCGAAGGTGTGGTATTCTCTGGTGATCCTCTGGATGACTATGAAATGCTTATGGAATATGTCTTCAATGATCTCGAATCTGTCGAAGTAGCATGAACATTATTCTTGAACGATTTCCTTATCGTTATGTAGAATGTGGAACCCTAGAAAATGGGTTCCCCGACTATCGAATTCAAAAAGCAGATAGTTGGACTAAGCGTTATTCTGACATGTACTTGTGTGATAATGGAATGCAATTGGCAACTGCTATGGAAGATTTTGAATACACCAAATGGCTTGATCCTGAAGGTGTACCTTGTTATGTACGTGATGATGAAGACACGGATGGTCTATAACAGCACTGGTCGGGAGCAAACCCCCTATGTCTAAATCAAGTATCTTAAGGTATCTTGGAAACCTTTTCCTTATTACTGGTTATCAAATCATGTTATGGGGAGATTTTAAAAATGGTTTGTTGTTAAAATGTGTTGGAGGTTTACTTACAATACCTTTTGCAATTAAACTTAAACTTTGGGATGTGCTATTCTTATGTGCATTCTTTGGTATCTCCGAAATATCAAAGTTATCCCAACTTTTCTTAGTTTCGAAAAACTAAGTGGTGGAGTCAATTTGACCTAAAATGAAAAGTAAAAAAATTTTTTATCATCCTGATCCAAAATCTCCATCTTCTGTGGAGAATTTGCATGTACCAATAAAAATTGATACAAGTTATTCGGAAGATTCTATTCTTTCATCTTGTCCAGTATGGGCTCATCAAAGTTCTAAAATTTTTACTGTCTATGCATCATCAAATTTACATCTACAAATAGATACAAATTCTGATTATGTTCATTCAAATAATTTAAATCAAAACGAATTTGATGAATACGTTAGTCTTGCAAAAAATTGGAATAACGGTAAACATTCAATAATTCAGATTGCAAATTTGTATAGTAATTTTTTTTGGACTAAAGATAAAAACATTTGGATATCAATTCTTCCTCACCCATTAACATCTTTAAAAAATAATTTTTATCATTGTGGTGGGTGGTTTAATTTGAGTAATTGGCCCAGATTAATTAATATTGGGGCAGTTGTTGTGGATAGAGATAAACCTATAATTATTAATAGAGGAGATCCTTTATACTGTATAAAATTTCATAGTAAAAATCATAATGATAATTTTAATTTAATTTATGATGAAATCAATCCACGACAACTTTCGGATATGTATAAAAGAATATTTTTTGTAAATTCAAAACGACACAGTTTGGGATTTAAATATCATGATATTATATTTGATTCTAATAAAATCTCCAAATGCCCATTTAGGTTTTTTAGAAAAAAATAAGTTTCTTGTTTCTTTAAAAAACAAGTGGTGCGGATGGGGCAACCCCGCCTGGTTTCCAATTTCCAGTTAAAGAATTGGTGGCGAGCCTGAATCATTGGGAGATTGATATCAATCTCCCTTTTTAGTATAAATATTTTTTTAAAAATTTGAATGTAATTATGGTAGAAAAATTTATTGAATTGGTTAAACAATCTCCAATTGCAACCGAAAAATTTATCAACCATTGTATTGAAGTATATGAAATATTAAGAAAAGAAAATATGTCGGAAGACGTATGTAATGCAGGATTGTATCATTCAATCTACGGCACTTGCTATTTTAATGTGACTGTTCAAACAATAGAAAATGATAGAGAATTGATACGAAATGAAATAGGAGAATATGCTGAAAAATTAGTATATGAAATGTGTTTATTAAAAGACAGAGAAAATGATATTTTAAGGGGAAATTTTAGTTGGGACAATCAAACATTATCCGATATAGTAAAAATTTGTAAGGTAAATCTCATATCTTTAAACTCAAATAAATCCGATTATTATATACGATTATATAATATTCTTTTAGATTCTTTAAATAGAAAAATAAATCCATTTTCAAAAAATTCAGTCGAAAATGATATTAAAATAATGGATAATTTGTTTCCATATCATTTTACGCATAGTTTATATGCTTTTGCGACAAACTCACAATATATCTGTTCACATGTAAGTAACGGTTTTTCTAAAGATAAAGATCGATCCACCAGATTTGCCTCCCACTTGTCTAAAGAGGATCTTATAAGAACTGGTTTGATACCATATTTTAGAAGAATTGCAAATGAATTGGGACAAGATCTATTTCTCACACAATATTATATTGGGCATTATACAAAATCAACTACAACAAGTGCTCACGTCGATCTTTCAAATAATTCAAATGGAGTAACAATTCTAATATATCCAAATATTGAATGGGATGATGTGTGGGCTGGAGATATTAAATTTTACAGCGAAGATTCACCTTTTCATAAGGCAGTCGATTTTAAGCCGGGGAGAGTTATAGTTTTTGATTCTTCAATTAAACACAAAGTAATGCCTCTTTCAAATTTGGCACAGATGGATAGATTTTCTTTTGCAATTAAAGCTGGAACTTTTTTAGCACTTACAAGACTTTCAATGGAACAATTTAACGATGTTATACACATCCCATGTACTTGACAATAACCTCCTTTTTCTGTATGATATATACAGAGAACAATTAATAATTTTATGAGTCAATACGTTAAGAAGGCACTGGTCCTTGGTGCTGGTGGTTTCATTGGAAGTCACATGGTAAAAAGACTGCGAGCTGAAGGATATTGGGTTCGTGGTGTAGATCTTAAGCGTCCTGAGTTTTCCAAAACAGAGGCAAATGAATTTGTTGTTGGAGATCTCCGCGATGTAGATTTTGTTGCTCGTGTTCTCGAATGGAAAGGAGATGCTGGTAATTTTTATCAGTCAGTTCCTTATCGTTATATTCAACCATTTGATGAGATCTATCAGTTTGCAGCTGATATGGGGGGAGCAGGTTTCGTTTTCACTGGAGAAAACGATGCAGAAATCATGCATAACTCCTGCGCAATCAATCTGAACATTCTTGAAATGCAGCGTCAGATGAACGAGCGCCTTGGTAAAAATGTAACTAAGATTTTTTATTCTGGTTCTGCTTGTATGTATCCAGAATATAATCAACTTGATCCCGATAATCCCGATTGTCGTGAAGAATCTGCATATCCTGCTGCTCCAGACTCAGAGTACGGTTGGGAAAAACTTTTTAGTGAGCGACTCTTTTTCGCTTATAACCGTAACCATGGCATCCCTGTACGGGTCGCTCGCTACCATAATATCTTTGGTCCTGAAGGAACCTGGGAAGGTGGAAGAGAAAAAGCACCCGCAGCAATCTGCCGCAAGGTGGCCTATCTTCCAGTCGCAGGAGGAAAAATCGAGGTGTGGGGAGACGGTTTACAGACTCGTTCCTTCCTGTACATCGATGAATGCATCGAAGCAACCCGTAGAATGATGGAAAGTGATTTCATGGGTCCAGTGAATATTGGATCTGAAGAAATGGTTACTATCAATCAACTTGTGGATACTGCTGCAAAGGTAGCAAACAAATATGTTGATAAAGAACATATTTTAAATGCACCATTGGGTGTCCGTGGTCGCAATAGTAACAACGATCTTATTCGTTCTAAGTTAGGATGGGACTACTCCATGACTCTCGAAGAGGGTATTGCTAAAACATACGCATGGATTAACGAACAAATTGAGAAAAAACACGCTGAACAATGAACCGCATTGAAAACTATTCTGAACTTGAAACACGTATCGTTTCTTGGTTAAAGGACTACGCAGAACAATTTAATATTAAAGCATTTGTTATTGGTGTCTCTGGAGGTATTGACTCTGCAGTGTCATCAACTCTTGCTGCTAAGACTGGTCTTCCTGTGTACACGCTGGGAATGCCAATCTATCAAAAGGAAGAACAAGAAACTCTTTCTGATGCTCACCTTGAGTGGCTTGAATCAAACTTTAGTAACGTTGTAGTTCAAAAGTTTGATCTTTCAAAAGTGTTTAATACCTTTGAATTCACCATGCGCGAATTTGGTGCTGACAAACACGCTCTTGCAAACAGTCGTTCACGTCTTCGCATGGTAACTCTTTATCAAGTTGCTACAACTGTCGGTGGTATTGTAGTGGGTACTGGTAACAAGGTTGAAGATTATGGTGTCGGGTTCTATACTAAATATGGTGACGGGGGAGTTGACATTGCTCCTATCGCAGATCTGTATAAGACTGAAGTATGGGAACTTGGCAAACACTTTGGTGTAGACGAACGTATTATTAACGCTGCTCCTACAGATGGTCTGTGGGATGATGGTAGAACAGATGAAGATCAACTTGGAGCTTCATATGTTCAACTGGAAGAAGCAATGGAGTACGGAACTGGTCCTGGTGTTGAAGTTCTTCAAAAATTCAACTCCCAAAACAAACATAAAATGGAACCCATCCCCACATTTAAACTATGAAAATTGGAGTCATCGGAGCAGGCAGACTTGGTATCTGCCTTGCTCTTCTTCTGGAAAAAGCAGGTTATGATGTTATCGTTTCTGATTGCCGCCACGATTATGTTGACGGTCTGAACAATAGAGTCATTACCACTAATGAGCCTCAAGTAGAAGAACTGCTTGATGATGCTAAGAATTTTGTGGCAGTTGTTGATAACGTAGAAGTTATTAAACAGTGTGATCTTATCTTTACTCTTGTTGCAACACCATCACTTCCTTCTGGGGATTATGATGTAAGTGCTGTGTGGGAAGTAGTAAAGGATTTCCAAAATGCAGAGTTTTCTGTTGAAGGTAAAACTCTGATCGTTGGATGCACCACAAATCCAGGAGACTGTGATTCATTCCAAGATGCATTAGATGAATGTGGAGTCAATGTATTTTATAATCCAGAGTTCATTGCACAAGGAACAATCGTTCGAGATCTTCAAAGAGCTGATATGGTTCTGATTGGAGGTTACAATAATGATGTGTATGATAAATTATCTGAAATGTATCATGCAATTCAGGTAACCGAACCAAAGATTAACTTCATGTCTACAAAGGCAGCAGAGATTGTAAAACTTGCAACGAACTGTTTCCTTACCACCAAGATCAGTTATGCAAATATGCTTGGCGAAGTTATGACTCTCGCTGGCCTTGAAGATGAGATTGATACAGTCCTTGGTGCTATCGGTGATGACAGTCGAGTAGGAAGAAAGTTCCTTAAGTATGGTTATGGGTATGGTGGTCCATGTCTGCCAAGAGACAATCGCTCTTTTGCATCTTTCGCTAAGAAGATGGGTCTCGTTTATAACCTTGGATATACAACTGATAATTTTAATGATGAACATGCAATCTTCCTCACGAACTATTTCATGAAGAAGAATGAAAGGAATCTTCCTTTTGCATTTCATTATGTTTCCTACAAAGAAGGAACAGATATCATTACTGAGAGTCAGCAATATCGTCTGTGCTTGAACCTTTTGAATCACGGTTATAGGGTTTATGTCGTTGAGGACTATGTAAAATCTCAATGTGATGATAGAATTATCTTTGGTATTCCTAACGAAGAAGTATTCTGGATTGAGTTATGATTGGTTATAATCGATTAGGTATTAATGGAAGATTTGGAAATCAACTCTTCCAATATGCCGCTTTACGTGGCATCGCAGCTAAGCATGGTTATCATTGGTGTATTCCTGAGGATGGTAGTCGCACTGCCAACTATGGAATTCACCATCCATTTAAACTGAAGCATCTTAAAAATATTGGTGAAGTGCCTTATCCAACTAGAGATGAGGCACATTTTCATTTTGATGAAGATCTTTTTGAAAATTTTACAGATAATACAAACCTGGATGGATATCTTCAGTCTGAGAAATACTTCAAGCATATTGAAGATGAAATTCGTGAAGACTTTGAATTCATTGATGACATTCGAATTCCTTGTGAAGACTTTATAGATCAGTTTAATAATGTCATCTTCCTTCATGTTCGTCGTGGAGACAATGTAGGTAGAGAGCATCTGCATCCAGTTCCTACATTTGATTATTATCGTAAGGCTCTGGAGAACTTTGACGATAATGCAATGGTTTTGATTTGTAGTGATGATGTTGCATGGTGTAAGGAACAAGAATTTTTCTCCGATGAAAGATTCTTAATTAATGAAAGTGTGCAACAATATTCTCATAAGTGTATGGAAGGTGATGGGGTTTACAGAAACTCTTTTATCCCTTATACTGATCTATGTTTGATGAGTCTTTGTAATGGTGCCATTATTTCTCCTAGCACATTGAGCTGGTGGGGTGCATGGTTACAAAAGAATCGTACAAATCCTGTGGTTGCACCAGATCCCTGGTTTGGTCCAGAACTTTTAAAAGATAACGACACTAAAGATTTACTTCCCGATGATTGGATTAAATTATCTTGGTAGAATGGGACAACTGGGAAACCAGATGTTCCAGTATGCTGCTATTAGGGGCATTGCTGCTAAACGTGGATATGGTTATACCATTCCAGATCACTCAGAAAAAATCAAAGACTCTCTAGGGAACATTCTTAGAATTGAGTTGTTTGATGTATTTGATATACAACCACAACAGACTGGGTATCTATTGGCTGATGGTGCAAGAACAGAAATGCATTTTCATTTTGATGAAGATATTCTTGATAATTGTCCAGACAATGTGACGATTATTGGATACTTTCAATCTGAAAAATACTTCAAGCATATTGAAGAAGATATTCGAAATGAATTTACTTTTAAAAGAGAATATCTAGAGGCATGTGAACCACATAGACCCTATATGCAGGGTTCAATTGCACTTCATATACGTCGTGGAGATTTTTTAATTAACTCTTTAAATCATCATAATTTGTCTATGAAATATTATGAGAATGCTTTGAAAGAGTTTCCTGAAGATCAAAACGTAGTTATCTTTTCTGATGATCCTGTCTGGTGTAAGGAACAAGAACTGTTTTCATCAGATAGATTTTCCGTATGTGAAAGCGGCAGTTCTTATGTGGACTTGTGTTTGATGTCAATGTGTTCTGATTTTATTATTGCTAACTCCACATTCTCTTGGTGGGGTGCATGGCTTTCTAGAAACAAAGATAAGAAAGTTGTCTATCCATCAAAATGGTTTGGACCTAATAATGCAGATAAATTAACGAAGGATTTATTCCCAGAAGAATGGAGTATGGTAAATGAAAACTGATTTGAAAAATGTGGACTTTATTGTCCCATTAAGAATTGATACTGGAGATCGTTTGAGGAATGTAATCCTTTCTACGTCTTATCTTTTACATCACTTTGACTGCACTGTCACAATCAAAGAAGTAGATTCTGAGCGTAGGTTTGAAACTTATGCACTTCCCATCATTAAAAGATTGGTTGACACTACTAATTTAAACTTTATCTTTGAAGAAGAAACTCGGACGGATGATGCATTTCATCGTACAAAGGTTCTTAACGATATGATCATGGGATCCAAGTGTGATATTGTGGTCAACTATGATACTGATCTTCTTCTCCCATTAGATACTTATACCAAAGTTGTAGAAATGCTCCAGGGTGAGTATGATGTAGTTTATCCATATCGTTATGGCAATCACGGAGAGCGCAAAGTAAATCTTGGGTTTACGATTGAAACTCAAGATGATATGGACAACTTTGAGAAAGATGAGTTTGTATCTCGCTTTATCAAAGAATATGATTCAACCTGTTTTGATGATCGATTCTTCTACTATCCAAGCAACCAAGGAGAAGGTTGGGCTGAATATGGAATGGTACAGTTCTTCAACCGCAAAGTTTATATGGATGGATATCTGGAGAACGAAGGTTTTATTGCATATGCTCCAGAAGATTGTGAACGGCACCACAGATGGCAAACTTTAGGGTATAATATTGGTAGAGTAGATAATCATGCGTATCATCTGGAACATCAAAGAACTCAAAACTCTTGGTTCCATAATCCACATATGCAAAATAATAATGCTTTGTGGGAATACTTAAAAACACTTTCAAAAGAACAACTGATCGAATACTACGAGAACCAAGATTACGTTAGGGAGAGACTAAAATGACTTGGCATTTGGTAACATTTGCAAACGAAAAGTTTTTAGACAAACAAAAGTATCTTCATGATATTCATGAGGAAGAATTTTGTCATCATGCATATAATCGGGAATGGTTAGAAACCACAGATTTTTATGCTGAGAATAAAGAACTTCTTGATGCTCCAGTTGGAGCTGGGTGGTGGGCATGGAAACCCTATGTCATTTCGCAAGCAATGGAACACGCTGCAGACGGAGATTATGTTCTCTACTGTGACTGTGGTGATATGTTCTCTCCTGGTTTGAGACTGTATGTTGAGAAGGAGATGAATGATACGGATGACATTTCAATGTTGTTAATCAGCAACAATATGAACGGTCAGTATACTAAACGCGACTGTTTTATTCTAATGGATTGTGATGAGGAAGACTATTGGAATGAGCGTCAACTTGAATGTGGTTTTATGGTCTGGAAAGTCACTGACAAAACAAGAGAAATGATTGCTGAATGGCAAAAATATTGTTTAGATCCTCGCATCATTAACAATGATCCAAGTGTGGAAGGTGAAGAACTGGAAGGTTTTGTTGCACACAGAAACGATCAAAGTGTTCTGACTAATCTTGCAATTCGAGATGGTTTGACTGTTGGAGGCCATGAGTTTCGTAATTATGTCGAATGTGATTATGATTACTGGTATGAACGTGGCGGTGTAGGATTTGGTCGTCAGATCGATCAGTTCTTAAATGCAATTAAAGAAGATGCATAGTATTATTCTTACAGTCCACAATAAAGACTGGTTGATTGAGCGAGTCATCGAAGGTATCTACAAGTATACTGCAGAACCTTATGAGTTAATTGTGGTGATTGATGGATGCACAGATAATTCTGAAAAGATTATCTGGGACTCTCTGAGTGGTACTCCTGTTAAAAGAAAATTTCTTCATGCGCCAAATGTTTTTGAAACAAAGGCAAATAATCTTGGCATGAAAAATGCTGAGGGTGATAAGATTATCATCGTTCAAGATGATATGATTATCAAGGAGCAAGATTGGAATAAAAGATTAGAAAAACCCTTCAGAGCTTTTGATGATGTATTTGCAGTGACCTCCAGAACTGCACATAATTGGGTATTCAATCCAGACTCAAAACATTTGAGGATGGAAGAGGATCTTGATGATTGTTGGTGTGATATTGTCAATCATGTAGATCATGCTGATCGTAAACATACACTACCTCGTGATGTATTTGCTGTTAGGTGTTCTGTAAATCGTGGTCCGTTGATGATTGATCATGATGATCTTAAGAAATTGGATTATCTTGATGAAGCATTTGAACCTCAGGATATGGATGATCATGATCTCTGTTATCGAGCATACAAACAACTTGGAAAAGTTGTAGGTGCATATTGGATTGATTATGAAAGTGAAGATTGTTGGGGGGGAACACGAGTGGAAACGGGATCTCCTGCTCCATGGCTTTTAAAAGCGCACCATAAAAATAGTAAGATCTTTTATGAGCGTCATAAAGATCTGATAAATACCAGAAGAATTGTTGAACATCGAGAGTTACCTTATGCGAATTGATATTGATAGGTGGGATGTGGCACAAACTACGGAGTTTTCACATCATCAAGATTTAAGTAGAGAAGCATATAATCATGCATCTTCAATCATTGCAAAATATCTTGAATTTGATTATAAAGAAGACTTTAAAGATAAAGTTATTGTTGAAGTTGGTGCCGGCCCAAGGGGTTCTATCCTTCTAACTGAAGGCAACTTTAAAAGAGGAATTATTGTAGAACCATTGATTGATCGTTGGCCTGCTGAGATTCGTCGGGACTATGAAGCAATTGGAGTAGAAATTATCGCAGCACCTTATGAAGATCTTGAGATTGAAGAACAAGTTGATGAGACTTGGTTCTTCAATGTCGTTCAGCACGTACTTGACCCACAAGAACAACTCGAACTCGCAAAGAAAACCTCAAAGGTAATTAGAGTTTTTGAAAGTATTGGAAGTGCAACTGATGAAGCACACCCACACTTCATCACTAAAGAAACTTTTACTGATGTTTTAGGTGACTTTGGAAAAATTTTTAGTGGTGGATCTGAAGGAGGATTTCATTCATCTGATTGTTATTATGGAGCGTGGTATGCGTCTGATAACGTTTAGTCTCTTTGGTTCTAATCCACTTTATTGCGAAGGTGCGGTAGAAAACGCAAGACTTGCAAAAGAAATCTATCCTGATTGGACAGCAAGATTTTATGTGGACCAGGATACTCCAGAGGAGTATACTTGGAGACTTAAAGATTATGATGCAGAAGTTTATCTTCGTCAAAGATACAGTGCTTATGACGCATTGAATTGGAGATTCCTTCCTTTTCTGGATGACACTGTTGATGTGTGGATTAGTCGAGATTGTGATAGTCGATTATCTTGGAGAGAGCGTAGAGCTGTTGATGAATGGTTAACCACAGATAAGGCATGTCATCTTATGAGAGACTGTCATAATCATGGTTATTCAATCATGGCAGGAATGTTTGGTATTAATAATACTCTCTATCATCAGCGGTATGGGAAATTGAATCTTGATGTCCCACATCAAAATAATAGAGAGGATGATCAATCTATTTTACATAGACATGTGTGGCCTATGATTGCTTTTGATCATGTATGTCATGATCATTGGTCTAATACTCAACCTTCTGGACAACCAACTACTCAACCAGGAGATCATGTTCCTCACGATCAAGCGTATGGTGTTGGTTTGATTCCTTATATTACTGGTAATGTGAGAGATCAACTTTCTGAAATCTATCCTATCGGTCAAGATAACAGGCCATTCCCGGAACATGAACCAATGGAATATGGAATATTTGTTGGGCAGATTATTGAAGCGAATGGAACTCCAAGAATGAACACGGATGTTCGTTGGGAGTATGAATTGAGGGGTATTGCTTATGAGTAACTTTCATATTATCGGATCTGGTGGATGTGGATTTCTTCGGGCCAATTATCTTCTAAGAGATCACACTCCAATCAAATATAAAGGTGGAGGTCCTAAGTATCAAAATAGTTTTGAGACTTGGAGTGAAGGTAATGGATTGATCTGGGATGCAGAAAGTCTTTCAAAGGAAGAAAGAATTCGTAGAGTATCCTTTCATTTTGATCATGATCAAGATGGGTGGGTGATTTCAAACATCACACATTCATATTTAAAGTATGTTCCTGAGTTTCTGGAATTTTATCCGGACATGAAATTCTTGTGTCTGCGTGGTAGAAGAGAGCACTCAATTAAATCTTTAGCTACGTCTTGGGGATATCGCAATCCTTGCTACGTAAAGGATAGATCGATTGGATTTGGTCATAACCGATATGCTGTAAGTCAGTTTCCAAATTACAGCGATTCAAGAGATGAGTTTCATGCAACGGAAAGATATTGGGATGAATATTATCGTATTGCAAATGAGTTGCAAGAGCAATACCCAAATAACTTTTTGATTGTAGATGCTCCAGAGTTTTTTGGTAATACTCAATATCAACTGTGTTGTTTAGGGTGGTTGGGAATTGATGTTCATATTGACAGTTCTCCAAAAGCAAAACATCTTCCAGTAGATTTTAACAATTGGACTATTAGTACAACACTGCACGGTGGACTTGGTAATAACTTATTTCAGATGGCAGAAGTTATTTCATTCTGCAAGAAGTTTAATCTGCCAGAGCCAAAGTTTGGTACATGGGATCTATGGAATGGTGGCAACTTATATCCACCATCATACAACTCTGACAAACTTCTTGGTGGACATGATGGAACTCATGCGGACATGAAAAAATATTTTCCAAATCTAAATTGGCAAGGCAATCTTTCCACAACATTTGATACTAAGTTTGTTATCAATGACATGTTTAGATTTGGCTCTGTAGAAAATCTTGATGATGTTAGAGATGTTCTTGGTACTAATACCAGCAATGTATCTGGAACAGTTTCATTACATCTAAGATTCTGCACTCGTCCTGCGGATGATCATGTCAATGGTTATGTTGATGATGAATTTTATATAAAAGTATTTGAAAAAATTCCTGCAAAGAGTAAAGTTTATATCTTTGCTGACGATAATAATAAAGCACGATATAAGTTATCTTGGTTTAGGGATAACTTTGATATGCATTTCGAAATATTTGGTGGGAATGCTTTTCAATCACTACAAAAGATGGTAGAATGTGAGTATCATATTTTGCATGTATCAACGTTTAGTTTTTGGTCCGCTTTCTTAGACTCAAATCAACCAAACACAAAAGTATTTTATCCTCAATCTTTTATTGGTACGCATAGCCCAAACATGATACCCTATAAAGAGTGGCAAATGTTATGAACTGTATAATCTATCTTGTCAGATCTTCTGATGAAGATGTTGAAATGTTCAATAAGTCTCTTGCACTTCTTGAAGAGAATGTACTTAAGTTTACTTCTGCAGATGTAATTGTTTTTGTAGAAGATTCATTTTTTCCGTATGTGGAAAAGGTTAAAACAAATTTAAACCTTAAGTACAATCTAGTTCAATTTGATGTGCCAGAATATTCCAATGAAATTGCACGTCACATACCAGAATTTTTTCCACACCCAACTCATGGAAATGGTCCTGTTGCCTGGGGGCATCCAGGATTTTCCATGGGGTATCGCCACATGTGTAGATTTTTCTCCGGCGAAATGTATAATCAAAGTATTATAAGAAATTATAATTATTACTTGAGATTAGACACAGATTCTTTTATACATACTCCATTGAATTATGATATTTTTGATTGGGCTGAAAGTAATCATTGTTATTATGGTTTTATTGCTCCTGCTGTTCAAACTGATAATCCAAAAGTAATTGAAGGATTGTGGGAATTTACAAACGACCTATACCCAAATCATATACCTGAGGGTATGATGTTCTATACTAATTTTGAATTGGGTAAAGTGGACTGGTTCTTGACAAGTCCCTACATGGAATTTTATAATAAGATTGGCGAACATGGTGGAATCTATACTAAGAGATGGGGTGATGCTCCTATTAAATTCTTAGGGGTCAATCTGTTCATGCCACAAGAAAACATTCAACCCGTCACGGGGTTTACTTATCAACACGGAGCCGTATATCAAGTCTAATGGATAGAAATAAATCGACTTTTAAATTAAAAAATATTGGTCCAATCTATTGCATCAATCTTGATGGGCAACCAGATAGATGGCAATACATGGAAGATCAGTTCAAGTATTGGGAGATTGAAAACTATACTCGAATCTCCGCATATGATGGTAGAGAAGATGATCTGAGTGATATTATTTCTGGTCGCTATCCAGAGATGATGACTTCAGGTGAAATTGGATGTACCACATCACACCTAAAAGCAATCAAACATTGGCTCGAAACGTCCGATAGTCCCTATGCTATCATGATGGAAGATGATTGCAATTTAGATCTTGTAAGGTTCTGGAATTTTACTTGGAATGATTTCTATGGTCGCATTCCTTATGATTGGGATGTAGTGCAGATTGCAATTATTTGCACTGGAGATCTTCATGTCAAATTGCACAAGCGTTTCGTGAATGATTTTTCTACTGCTTGTTATATGATCACTCGTCATCATGCTGAAAAATTAATGAAGCATCATGTTCGAGGAGAAAAGTATAAACTCGATAATGGATGCAAGCCACGTCCTGTTGCGGACGATCTTATCTATAATTCGGGTAATACTTATAGTATTCCTCTTCTTCTTTATAAAATTGAACTTGGATCATCAATTCATCCAGATCATATTGATGCGTTCCACAAGGGTAATCATGATGGTCTTCTTAATTTCTGGAGTCAGCGTGGAGCTGAATTGAAGATTGAGGAACTTATGGATTATGATCCTTATCTTGGAAGAGTTGTGGAAAACTCAGCCGTTGCTCAGGGTTGACAATCTTAAAAATTCGTGTTAGATTGGATACCAATCTTAAGAATGTCTTAGGATTTACCGTAGTTTATTAAAAACATTTAATATGAAGTATACACTTTTTGCTGCATGTGCTCCTTTCCTGATTAGCCCCGCTTTTGCTGGTGGACTGACTGGTAACTATGCTGCAGCTGGTGCTGCGATTGGAACCAATTCAAATAGAACTGCAGGTTCCGTGAGTGGTCGTTTAGATTCTCGTACTCTTGGATCTACGATTCCCGTTTCTCTTCGTCCTCAACTTACCATTGGCAGCGCAACTGGTGGTAACGTTAATGTAACTTATGATGTTCCTGTTGCTAACAACGTAAATGCCTATGTCGGCGGCGGCGCTGGATTTGGAGCAGGTACTGCCATCAACACTAATAATCAAGTTGCAGGCATTGCTGTGCTTGGCGTAGAAGGTGAAGTGGCAAAAAATGTAGTCCTGTTCACCGATCTTAAGTTTGGGTTTGGTTCTTCTACGACCTACACCCCAACTGTTGGTGTTGGATACAAGTTCTGATTTGCTAATAAAATCACGAGGGGGAGCTTGACTCCCCTTTATTTTTGCTATATAATTGTGTAACAATTCGTAATAAAACGAAAATGACTGTAACAACTAATGAGCGTGGTCAGCAAAATATGTTTGCTAAAGAACCCACCATGTATTATGAGAACTACGGACAACTGACTCCCAACCAAGTAAAGGAGAGAACCAATGGGCGCTGGGCAATGGTCGGTTTTGTTGCTGGTCTCGTATCTTATATTAGCACTGGCAACTTCTTCTTCGGTATCTTCTGATGACTGAAGCAATCTTTACAATTACTTCTGTCGCTTTCTTTGTATTGTTGGCAGTATCTGTAGAACAACTTTCCGAAACTTACTAAGGAGAAACACAATGAACAAAATTTTTACCGAATTCGCTGAGCGTTGGAATGGACGCCTGGCAATGCTTGGATTTCTGGCCGCTGCCGGTTCATATCTTACTACTGGTCAAATTATTCCCGGCGTATTTTGATGGAAGTGAACATGCGTAAAGAGAATTATCAAATTCCTCAAGTTGAATTTACATTCCGCGAGAACGGTGAATTTGTAACTCGTACATCTTCGGAACTTTTCGATGGTAAGCGTGTGGTTATTTTCAGTCTGCCTGGTGCATTCACTCCTACTTGCTCTGCTTATCAACTCCCTGGATTTGAAGAGAAGTATGAAGAATTCATTGGACTTGGTATTGATGACATTTATTGTGTTTCTGTTAATGATGGGTTTGTCATGAATGCCTGGGCTAAGGACCAGAACATTGAGAAAGTCAAACTCATTCCAGACGGCAATGCTTACTTCACACGTTCTATGGGATATCTTGTCAACAAGTCTAACCTTGGTTTCGGTGATCGCTCTTGGCGTTATGCTGCTGTCGTGGATAACGGAGTCATCGAGAAACTATTCGTGGAAGTGGGGCAACGGGACAATGCCGACTCCGACCCTTATGAGCAGACTACTCCTGAAGTTGTTCTAGAGTATGTGTCAGCAAATGTAAAAGTTGGCACTACAGTTTAAATAATCAAGGCGTCCGAAAGGGCGCTTTTTTTATAAATACTCCAGTGTTTAGATTAATATCCAATGACATTAGATCTTCATAACTTTTTCAAATTTTATGATGATGGTAATGCAAATCATGTAGCAGCAGTTCAATGGTTGGAAGACAACCTACCTGCTAACTTCATGGATGACGCAGAAACCGAGTGGATCGGAATTTTTAGAACTAAACCCCCTACACCAGAAGTTCTTGCAGTTCCATACTTCAACCAAGTAGATAACTACAGAGATGCACATAGAACTTGCAACAGTTCATCGTGTGCTATGTGCCTTGCTTTCCTTAAGCCAGGATCGATTAAGGGTGATGATGAGTATGTTAAGAAAGTATTTGCGATTGGCGACACGACTGACCATTCGGTACAGACAAAGGTTCTGGCAGGTTATGGAGTTAAGTCACACTTTAGTTACAATCTTTCTTTTGCTGATATTGATAAAAGTCTTGACGCTGGGAAGCCTGTCGTTATTGGTATCCTGCATAGGGGTTCTCTTTCTGCACCTACTGGTGGGCATATGTGTGTTGTAATCGGTAAGACTCCAGACGGCAAAGGATATTATGTTAATGACCCATATGGTTCTCTGAATGACAACTATACAGGCCCTGTGACAAATGGTAAGAAGACCATTTATACCAAAGCAGTTCTTAAGCATCGTTGGTGTCCAGGTGGCAACGATGGCTGGGGCAGAATTTTCGACTGATAGGAGAACAAACAATGGCACGTATCGATTTACACAACTTTTTCAAGTTCTATGACGAGAAGAACCCCAATCACGTCAAGGCAGTTCAGTGGTTAGAAGATAATCTCCCTGTTAAGTTCCTTGAGGACAACGTAGATTGGGCAGAAATCTATCGCGGAAAAAAGTCGAACGCTGCAGCACCGGCAGCTGCAGCAACTGCTCCTGTGACTAGCGGTGGTGATGATGTTCCAATGATGGGCATCAAGTTAATCAAAGAGTTTGAAGGATGTCATTTATCTGCATATCCAGATCCTTTATCTGGCGGACTTCCAATCACGATTGGTTGGGGATCTACTCGCAAGAAAGATGGATCACCTTTCAAACTTGGCGATAAAATTACCCAGCAAGAAGCCGATGAATTGCTGATCAGTCAGTGCAAGAATCAGTTTCTTCCTGCCCTTCGTAAGATCCCTCATTGGAATGAAATGTCAGATGGAAAAAGAGGCGCTCTGCTCAGCTTTGCTTATAATCTTGGTGCCGGCTTTTACGGTGGTGATAACTTTAATACTATTACTAAACGCCTGAAGAATAAGGAGTGGGACATGGTTCCCGATGCTCTTTATATGTATCGCAATCCTGGTTCAAATGTAGAAGCAGGTCTTGCACGTAGAAGAAAGGCAGAAGGCGAAGCCTGGAAAAAAAGTTAACCTACCACACTAACTAAGATGGATAAGAAAAAGGAAAATGCTATGGGACAAATTATTCGTATTGCTATCTTGAGTTGGTCTGCTGCTCTTCTTACTGCCAGTTATGCAGGTATGCTGTCAAAGATGGATCCAACATTCATTGCGACAGTATTTACCGCTTCAGCCGCTACCTTTGGTATCAACACCATGAAGAAAGGTGGTGAAGATGATGAAAAAAAAGAAGAGCCACGTAGAGAGGAGTTTGTTGTTGCTCCCCCAGAACCTCCAGTTGAAGAACTGTCTGTAACTTTAGAAGAGAGAGTTGAAGCTCTTGAAACTAAAGTAGATGAAGGTGAGGGTTTTGTTCAACCACGTACAGGAGTCTAATAAAAACATGAGGTATTATGCCAAGAGAATGGAACACGCCAGTTCGGGAGCCCTGGAACCCGGTAATTAAAAAGTGTCTCGATGCTGTAGATGAGCATATGAGATTGCACCTGAAAACGGGTGACGACTGGCACCTTTCACAAGCAGAAACCTTAAGAAATTATGTAAAAGAATTGAAAGTTTGGATTCATAAACAAGAGGGTTGGTGGAATGAATGAGTTTCCGTGGGGAGTTCTTGTAATATTATGTTGTGGTCTTACGATGACTGCGTATATCATTTACTACATATTACGGTTAGCTCATATGGAGATGGACGATGAAACATCTAGCGATCATTCTATCCGCGACAAGTCTGACAATTAGTGCGGGACTTTGTTATGGTGCTTATGTAACTTACCAAAAAGCACAGAAGATTCTTGAAAACCCAGAAGAGTTTGTTGGTATGGTTGTAGAGAAACAGGTACAAAAAGCAATTGATGCTCTGCCACTTCCCAAACTAAATACCAAAGAGTTTAAATTGCCATTCTAATGGATAATAAAGATCCTTATATCTACAGAATCCGTGAGATTCATAAAGTTGTTGATGGAGATACAATAGATGCTGACATTGATTTGGGCTTTGATATTTCTCTCACTAAGCGAATTCGCCTTGCTGGGATTGATACTCCTGAGTCACGCACTGCAGATGCGAATGAAAAGAAATACGGACTTGAATCAAAAGAATGGTTGAAGAAGCGTTGTGAGAACGCAAAGGATATTCTTATCAAGACCGAACTTCCAGACTCTACAGAGAAGTATGGTCGTATCATCGGTCATCTGTTTATCAATGGTGAAGAGACTTCATTGAATAACCAAATGATCGCTGAGGGTTATGCTTGGACTTATGATGGTGGAACTAAGGTTAAGAACTTTGCTGAACTGGATGCGAAGCGTAAAAAGTAATTACTTTGAGTGAAACTTTTTGTATTGTTCTTTCTTTTGATTCTTCTGTTCTTTCTTGAGTAACTTATTGACTTTCTTGAGAGACTGACTTTTCTCAAATGCAAAATAAACTTGAAGTTCATATGGGGTAAGGTCTCTGCTTAAGAGTTTCTTACCCCTTACAAATATCTGTTGAACAATAGGTTTCATCTTACCTACCATCCATTCCACCAAAGATTTCCCAACAAGAGCCGCAGCAACAGAAGCAGTAGCAGTGGTGCCAGCAAGAATAACCTGCTCTTTAGGTGGGATGGGAACTTCCCCGATAATTGGTACTTCAATGACGGGAACTCCTAGATTGGTTTTGGGGGCATCATCGGAAATAACCCGATTATCCTGGGGGGTTTGAACAGATGGAGGCAGTTGAGGGGTAGGGGTAGCATCAGGAAGTCCTCTGGTTTTTTCTTCCTTCTCTTCTTGTTGTTTCTTCTGTTCCGCTCTTACTGCAGCATCAAACTCTTCTTGAGTAGGAACATCAATCACTGGATACTTGATAGTCGTATCGGGCATATTTACGATGGGCATATCAATTTGAGGTATCACGGAACGTTCTGTTCTGCGAGTTACAGGAGGCTCTATCGTTGGAATAATAGGTGGGGGTTCACTTCTTATTTGGATTGGTTTGATTTCCATTTGCTACATCCTGTACTCGTGGATACTTCACAACGACATCGGCACAGATTTTTGCATAAGGGCTTTGAGGGTGAAACGAAATTCCATTTTTCATTGCTTCACCACACTTCAGTAACCTGACTAACTCAAAGTCAAGACGTGCCTTATCTGCTTCTGCCTGCTGTCTACTGATTTCTGTACGAACTCTTGCCTTACAAAGTTCTTGAAATGAACCATCAAGCGGAACGGAAAAACCTGCGGATAAACCAGCGTTCAGAGAATTTTGTTGATAAGTTGTTGGATCATTATTATTGGATAAACTATTGTATCCAAAGGTCTGTAAGTTCAGTGTAGGTCCTTGACAAGAAACACCCCCACCATAAGTATTCATAGCAAAAGGACCCTGAAGCACCTGTACTGCCTGGTTGGTTACATTACCAGTCGCAGATGCTGAGGGCCCTGCAATATTCGTATTAGATGGTGCTTCTGCAAATGCAGGAGATGCTAAACCGATTATTGCGTAAAGACCGATAATGTATTTGTAGTAGATTCTTCTACCGTTTTGCGATCTATCCATGTTTCTTTCGCAATTCCAGGAGTCAAGTGAGTTTCACTAAACTGGAACGGAGCACCTTGCGTTTGAATTGTGTAGTTCGCTCCTGGAGCCGGTGTCCCAGGGATATTGATATTAGTACCAGTAACAGTATAAGATGTCCCAGTAGTATATTCTATTTGTTTGATAACTTCAACCACTTCAGTACGAGTCTTAGTCTCAGAAGTAATTGTGCCACTCGTAAAATTAGGAGTGACTGGTGCTGCATAGCAAGGAGAAATAAGTCCCGCTGCTAGCAGCAAAGCGGGAGTTATGTGTCTCACTTGAATACGCTTAACTCAACGGTTCTTTGAGCAGTACCAGTGCTTCCAGGACCACCAGCGGTGATGGTAGGAACACCAGCAGCATTGATAGTTCCAGCAAGAGAACCTGCCGAACCACCTAACTGAGTAGTAGAGTCGCTATAAAGGTTGGGAGCAGCAATTGTTCCAGAAGCTGCCGACTGACTGGTGACATTAGTATCAGCAGTAATTGAAGATTCACTGAAAGTAAATGCCCCACCATTCGTGTTGATCGCATAAGAACCAGCACCACCAACTCCACCAAGAGTTGTGACGTTAATGTTTGTGCCTGAGACGGTGTATTGAGCACCGACTCTATTTGATTGTACCGCAGCACCCTGAACGCTTAGTTGTACGGAATCAACGATTTTAGATGTAATTTCAGCAGCAAAAGCAGGAGTAGTGAAGAATAACGAAAAGGCTAAAATGAGTCTTTTCATTGTTCGAGTGTAAACACTGCAAGTATTTATGTTTCTGCTTTCATAAATATCTAAAAAACTATAAATGGCTATTAATAGAGAACTTAGTCAGTTTGGAAGACTTGTACAAATTATTGATAACGTAAGCATTGGTATCGGAACAACTTCCAATGTGAGCATTGGTTTTGGTACAATTTCAGCAACAACATTTAGTGGAAGTAATATACTTGTAGGAACAGCAACATCAACAGGAACCGCATCACAAAGACTTCAAGTTACTGGTGGTGCTTATGTTTCTGGTTCTGTCGGTATAGGAACCACAAATCCAGGTTCTACTTTGGATGTTCGTGCTACTGGTGCAACAATAAGAGTTCAAAATCCAGCAGCAGCAAATTATAGCGTATTACTCGATCCTTCTGCTGTTGGACCAAGAGTATCATTTGGTGTTAATGCCGATAGTTCCTTTATGGAATTTGGTGCTTATAATCTTTTTAATAACTTAGATACCAAAAACAGAGACCTAAAAATCTTCTCAACTGCCGCACCTGATGCATTCATATTAAGACAGGCAACTGGTAATATCGGTATAGGAACCACAAATCCATCAGACAAACTCCATGTTCTTGGTAGTAATATTAGAATTGATAGTGCATCTGGATCTCTAAACTTCTGGAGTGGTGCTGGTTTTTATGGTGGAATTGGAGTTCTAAATGCTTTTGGTGGAAGTGGAACAGATATTGTTCTTCGTGCAGATTCGGGCAGAAGTCTTATATTCCAGACAGGTGGTGCGAATGATAGAGGAAGAATAGATGCTAATGGAACATTCCTAGTTGGTTCTGCAACTTCTACAGGAACCGCATCACAAAGACTTCAAGTTACTGGTGGTGCTTATGTTTCTGGTAATCTTGGAGTTGGTAGAACAAATCCATCAGCACTATTTCATCTAACTGGTGGTTCTGCAATTGGAGCTATTATAGAAAGAAATAGCACAGGTGAAAGTTATATTAGATATCAAAATAGTTCAGGAACAATGCACGCTGGTATATCAACAGGTGCTACTTTCTGGGGTATTGGTGATAGTACTAATTTCACAAATTCACCATATTTTGTTGTAAGAAATACAACTGGTTCTGTTGGAATCGGAACTAATAATCCAACGGTTGCACTACAACTTTCTCCAAATGCTTCTATTTCCAATGTTGGTTCTGGAATAACTTTACCAGGAACTGTTGGTTCGGCACTTACCGTTGCACAATTTTTACACGTTAATACAAATACATCATACTTAAGAATTAAAGCAACAAGAAATGCTACTGGAAGTGATTGGTTTAGTGCATCCACAAAATTAGTTAATGTAACTGATGTAACTGAACAAGGTTATATTGAGTATAATCCAAATGGTTCTCTTTATGGAATGGCATTTGGGCAAGGCGGAACTGAATGGGCAAGATTCTTACAGTCTGGTAATCTTGGTATAGGAACCACAACTCCAACATCGAGATTATCTGTCGTTGGTGATGGAAAATTTAGTGGTGTGGTTACAGCCACAAAGTTTGTTGGTGATGGATCATTATTGACAAATTTACCAAGTGGTGGTAGCAGCGGAGGAGGAACTTCTTCTCAATGGACCACAGGAGCAACAGGTATTACTACAACATCAAATGTTGGTATAGGCACAACAAATGCGTCATATAAACTTCATGTTGTTGGTTCTGGAACAACAACACTAATTATTGATAATGGTAGTGCTAAAATTGTTGGCAATTTAAATGTAACTGGAACTGTTTATGCTACCGATTTTGATATGGTTCCGGGCGGTGGAGGTTATCAAAGTTTACCTGGCATTGTTACTAGTATCATAGCGGGAAGTGGTATCACCATAAGCCCAACAAATGGTACTGGTGCAGTTACAATTTATTCTACTAATACATCTCAATGGACCAGTTCTGTATCAGGAATTAGTACCACATCAAATGTTGGTATTAATTCTAGTATACCAACATCAGCACTTGATGTTTTGGGAAATGCTAAGATTTCTGGTGTTACTACGGCATCATCATTTGTTAAGTCTGGAGGAACTTCATCTCAATTCTTAAAGGCAGATGGCAGTGTTGATTCTTCAACGTATCTAACTTCTTATACCGAGACTGATACTTTAAATAGTGTAACTGGTAGAGGAAATTCTACATCTAATGGAATTTCTGTTGGAGTTTTAACTGCTACTTCCATAGTTAAATCTGGAGGAACTTCATCCCAATTCTTAAAGGCAGATGGTTCTGTAGATTCTTCAACTTATCTTACATCGTATACGGAGACTGATACTTTAAATAGTGTAACTTCAAGAGGAAATTCTACATCTAATGGAATTTCAGTTGGAGTTTTAACTGCAACTAGAGGAAACTTTACTGGAATTATTACTTCTACTGGAGCTAATATCTTTGGTAATCTTGGAATAGGAACAACAAATCCAGGAGAAAGACTTCAAGTTGATGGTAATTTAAGACTCGGAGGTTCGACAACTTCAAACTATATTGCTTTTTATGGAACCAATGGTGATCAACCTGGTTCTTATAGTCACACTTATATTGGTGAAAGAGTTTGGAGCACTGGAACAGAAAGATCGGAGCTTCTTCTATTCAAAGGAAATGATGCTGAGGTAAGCAATGGATGGGATAGAATAAGACTTGCTGCATCTCAAGTTAGAATTGACACTTATACAACTGCAACTGGTGGTAATACCTTTGAAAATATTGCTACATCCGCAAACTTAATCAATAGAGTTGTAGTTCATTCTACTGGAGAAGTTGGAATTGGAACTGATGCCTCAACAGGAACAGCATCACAACCACTTCAAGTGACTGGTGGTGCTTATGTTTCTACAAGACTTGGAATAGGACAAACTAATCCAAATACTGCATTGCATATTGGACCTTATAATGGTAATACTTTACCTCATTTATATCTTGCTTCTGGTAATAATCTTTATGGGTGGAGGATTGATACACAAGATTTTGGTGGTGGTTCTGTTCCATTAAGAATTTGGAGAAGAGTTAATGGAACTGATACTGAATCAATTACTGTTTTAAATCAAAATGGTAATGTTGGTATTGGAACCACAAATCCGACATCAGCACTTGATATTGTAGGAGATGCAAAGGTTTCTGGTGTTACTACGGCATCATCATTTGTTAAATCTGGTGGAACTTCATCACAATTCTTGAAGGCAGATGGTTCTGTAGATTCTTCAACGTATCTAACTTCTTATACCGAGACTGATACTTTAAACTCAGTAACTTCAAGAGGAAATTCTACATCTAATGGAATTTCAGTTGGAGTTTTAACTGCAACTAGAGGAAACTTTACTGGAATTATTACTTCTACTGGAGCTAATATTTCTGGTGTAACTACTGCAACATCATTCAGTGGATCTGGATCTGGAATTACTGGTCTTACAAATAGTAATCTGAGTGGCTCTGCCGGAATTACCAATGCAAATCTTGCAAACTCTACAATTTCTGGTGTTTCTCTTGGATCTAATTTAAATACATTAACTCTCAATACATCTGGAACAGGCCTTTCTGGTTCAACAACTTACAATGGTTCTGGTGCATCTACATTTACTGTCACAAGTAATGCTACAAGTGCTAATACTGCTTCAACCATTGTTGCTCGTGATTCTTCAGGAAACTTTAGTGCTGGAACTATTACTGCTAGTTTATCTGGTAATGCTACCAGTGCGACAACTGCCACTAATGCACAAGGACTGACAGGAACACCAAATATTTCGGTAGGGACTATTAATTCTGGTACACTTACAGTTAGTGGAGATATTAATTATACTGGTACAATTAAACAATCTGGATCAACTGTAATTCAATGGGTAGAAATAACACCTGTTGTTTTTGAATTTTCTTGGAGTGGTACTCAAACGTTTTCGGTTACACCAACCAATTCAATTCCACCATCTACACGTTATATTCTCGCTGATGTTTTTATTACTGCAAATAGTGGTGATCATCAAAATATTGTTCTTGGTCGTTCTTCAGTTTCTAGTCAAAAAAACTGGGTAGATAGTAGAGGGGCACAACCATCGGGACAATTTGGAACATTAACTCGTCATGCAGTAACGCTCACATATAATGGTGAAGCTGATGGATATTCTCCAAATTATGGATTATGGTTTTCAAGTCAGCATATCCCTAGTGATGGTAGAACCATTTATTTTAATAACTATGGAAATAGTGGAAGTGGTGGATGGGTATATATTGTTATAAAAGGATATTCATTATAATAAATCTCTAAAAAATAACGCATACAATCTGAGTGGTTGACGAACCCAGGAAACCGTGCTATGATAAATAGGTAAACAAATGTTACGGATTTCTAACAATCCTTAACATTGTCAACACCCGTTAACCGAGACCTATGGGTGTATAAATTACGTCTCTCATATCCCCGCTAAGGGTGCGGGGAGCATAGTATCTCCACCATTTCCCTGATGGTCTTACTATCCTTTTAAAAACAAATGACTGCTTCAATCGCTCAACAACGACAATCAAATACTTGGGAACAGTTTTGCCAGTGGGTCACCAGCACCGACAACCGCCTCTATGTGGGTTGGTTCGGCGTTCTGATGATTCCTTGCCTGCTTGCTGCTACCATCTGCTTCATCGTTGCCTTCATCGCTGCACCTCCTGTAGACATTGATGGCATTCGTGAACCCGTTGCTGGTTCACTCATGTACGGAAACAACATCATCTCTGGTGCTGTGATTCCGTCGTCCAATGCTATTGGACTGCATTTTTATCCCATCTGGGAAGCTGCTTCCCTAGATGAGTGGCTGTACAACGGTGGACCTTTCCAACTGGTTGTCTTCCACTTCCTCATCGGCATCTATGCTTATATGGGTCGTGAGTGGGAACTTTCCTACCGTCTGGGTATGCGTCCTTGGATCTGTGTTGCTTACTCTGCACCTGTTGCCGCTGCGAGTGCGGTATTCCTGGTGTATCCTTTTGGTCAAGGTTCTTTCTCTGATGCAATGCCTCTGGGTATCAGTGGCACCTTCAACTACATGCTTGTGTTCCAGGCAGAGCACAACATCCTGATGCACCCCTTCCATATGCTTGGAGTTGCTGGTGTGTTCGGTGGTTCTCTGTTCAGTGCTATGCACGGTTCTCTGGTTACTTCCTCACTGGTTCGTGAAACCACTGAGAACGAGTCGCAGAACTATGGTTACAAGTTTGGTCAAGAAGAAGAGACCTATAACATCGTTGCTGCTCACGGTTATTTCGGACGCCTTATTTTCCAATATGCTTCCTTCAATAACTCACGTTCACTTCACTTCTTCCTCGCCGCATGGCCTGTTGTAGGCATCTGGTTCACCGCTCTTGGTGTATCCACGATGGCATTCAACCTGAACGGTTTCAACTTCAACCAGTCCATCATTGATTCTCAGGGTCGTGTGCTCAATACTTGGGCAGATGTTCTGAACCGTGCTGGTCTTGGGATGGAAGTAATGCACGAAAGAAACGCGCATAATTTCCCTCTTGACCTTGCTGCTGCTGAGTCAACTCCTGTTGCTCTCACTGCTCCAGCAATCGGTTGATATAACAACCAATATTCACTGGGGATCTTCGGATCCCCTTTTTATTTCGGAGGACATAAATGGTTTCATCTACACTTTCACAACCAATTCAACAAAGAGGATGGTTCGATGTACTCGATGACTGGCTTAAAAGAGATCGTTTCGTTTTTGTTGGCTGGTCTGGACTTCTTCTTTTTCCCACTGCTTACCTTGCTCTTGGTGGTTGGCTTACTGGGACAACTTTCGTTACGAGTTGGTATACTCACGGGTTGGCAAGTTCCTATCTTGAGGGTGCAAACTTTCTTACTGCGGCAGTTAGTACTCCAGCAGATTCTATGGGTCATTCTCTTCTTCTTCTCTGGGGTCCTGAGGCTCAAGGGGATATCGTCAGGTGGTTCCAACTTGGGGGACTCTGGCCTTTTGTGGCACTCCACGGGGCCTTTAGTCTGATTGGTTTTATGCTTCGCCAGTTTGAGATTGCTCGTCTGGTGGGTATCAGACCTTATAATGCAATTGCATTCTCTGGTCCTATTGCAGTATTTGTTTCTGTGTTTCTAATGTATCCACTGGGTCAATCCAGTTGGTTCTTTGCACCTTCATTTGGTGTTGCTGCAATTTTCAGGTTCCTTCTGTTCCTTCAGGGTTTCCACAACTGGACCCTCAACCCCTTCCATATGATGGGAGTTGCTGGTATACTGGGAGGAGCACTGCTCTGTGCGATTCATGGAGCAACAGTAGAAAACACATTATTTGAAGACAGTGAACAGGCAAACACTTTCAAAGCATTTGAACCGACTCAAGAGGAAGAGACGTATTCTATGGTTACGGCTAACAGATTCTGGTCTCAGATCTTTGGTATTGCTTTTAGCAATAAACGTTGGTTGCATTTCTTTATGCTTTTTGTTCCAGTTATGGGCCTCTGGACTTCCTCTATTGGCATCATCGGTCTTGCTCTCAACCTTCGTGCATACGACTTTGTATCTCAGGAGATTAGAGCGGCAGAAGATCCGGAGTTTGAAACGTTCTATACAAAGAACATCCTCCTTAATGAGGGACTTCGAGCGTGGATGGCGCCGGTAGATCAACCTCATGA